TCAGTCACAGACGCGGTGCTCTGGCACCCAGCGGCCACCCAGCTCACGGCAAAGAGCACTAGAATCAAGAACACGTATTTCGGCATTGGTCTTTCCCCGCTGTTCGATGTTTTTCATGACCTGCTTGAGGATCGCGGATCGCTCGATCTCCCTGCCCTCGTTGACTGCCGCAGGGCGCCATACAGCAATGTTAATGAGATGGAAGAGCAGCAGGCCGAAGATGAGCCCGACGACGCCACCGGCTGCAAGGGAGGCGCGGGAAATCATGTCGCCTTGCTCCGGTTGATCGACCAGCGCCCAGAGAGGAACATGAAGGCCGCGAGGCTTGAGACTGCAAGCAGCGCCACAGCAAAGATAAGCGCGTAGACATTGTTGATGCCAGTGACGATCGGCACAGCCAAGCCGGTAGCGGCCGGAACAAGCACGGTGGTTATTGCCGTGCCGCTCTGGCCGGCGGGCTTGTCATCGGCCTTGGCATCCGCGTTAGTGACATCCACAGGCGGGAGAACTTCCCTCGCCGCTTCGAGGGCATCCATGAAGCTCTTGAAATAGCCTGCGATCAGCTTCGCTTTGTCCAACCGGTTGACGATGCGGCGAGCGCCAACCGGATCGTTTGCGATCTGTCCGAAATGGTCGGAAAGCTTTTCGCCGGTGAACAGGCCCTTGATCATGCCGTCGAACATGATGCGCACCGCCGTCACCAGGTTCATGCCGGGCTGCACATTGAATTTCTGGAAGTTCTTCTTTCCAGTCAGTTGTGGGAGGCCATCGCCACGATAGATCCATCCGTCGTCGGCCCCGGTGTTTCCCATGCGGCCGCCGTAAACCTTGTTGGCCAAGGCGCGTCCGTTGCGAACAAACGGCTGGGCGCTGGCAATGGAGGGAAACCGCGTGGGCCAGGTCTTTTTGATCTGGGCAGCGCTGGTGTAATTCATGTTTTCGCGAAGCGGCTGCATCTTGCCGCCGGTCTCATGAAACGCAGTCGCAAGCATGTAGGCCAGCCACCGATTATCAAGCAGCTTGCGCCTGTCCCATTCGGTTAGGATGGCAGTCATCCCGTCAATTTGTGCCTGTGTCAGGCGGCCACCGAAAGGCGCGCGCCTCGCGTATGCGAAGAACGTTGTTAGGTTCATATCGATGTCCTTTGATTAGACACGGACAAGCCATTGAGCCGAGATGATATCGCGCACTGGGCTCTCCTGTGATGTGGGGGATTGACCTTCTGCCGCGTCGCACCAAGTCTGTGCGAAACTGAGGGGCAGGAAATGACTTACGACTGGGATGGTAGGCGATATCGCCTAATGAAGGCGGCTCGCGCCACGGCAGCTGGAGCCTTAACGCTATTCGTGCTCGGGCTTCCGCTGCTGATCTTCGCCTGAAGTATCAATTGTGGGCTCGGCGCCGACCATCATCGCTGGTGTTGGATTCAGCTTTTCACGCAATGCCGCATTCTCCGCCTCTAGTGCGGTGATCCTCGCATGCTGTGCATCATGGGAGAGCCCGGCATTTTTGACCTGCTTCTGTAACAGCTCGATCTGATCTTCCATGAGGGGAATGAGGCAGCTCATATCGATATCCTTACGGTGCTGATTGAGCCCAAGGCGAGCTGCTCGGCAGTGATGGCATTTCCAAGGATTTTCGCCGTAACGACCGCGTTGGCCGAAATCCTTGTCGCGGTGGTCGCGTTTGCGCAGATGCTTTTGGCGGTTATCGCACCATCAACGATGAGTTCCGGCACGGCGGCAGCCTGCGCAACCTCAGGCACAATGGCCGCCAGTGGAGCACCGCACACTAGCGAGATAAACGAACGCCGGTTCATTCGCCTGCCTCCCAATTGACCGTGGCAGCTGCCGTGATCGCCTCGGCGGTCTCTGCCTCAGCCACGGCCTTTTTCGCAGCCATCCGCTTTCCTTCGATACCGGCGGAAATTGCCTGCCATGCCTCGAAAGTCGCGACGATCTGCTCTGCCTTCTCTGTCAGGCTGACCCCATCGATCGCCGCCTCGGCAACAATGTGTGGAATGGAGGCGTTCGGGATGCTTGCATTCGCCACCTTGGCCTTCGCCTCGGCCAGCTTCTGCTGATAGGCCATCACCTGGCCGGACCCGTTGGTGATGAACCGCAGACGATAGACCTCGGCCTCCCGGTCGATCTTGGCCACCGCATCGGAGCGCAGAACCGAGATGTCGACGGCCGGCGCTTCCGGGTCCCAGCCCGCGATATAGGCGACGAGATGCTGTGGCGTTTCCGGCCACTCGCTTGGTGCCTGCGCGACAAAAGCATCTTCAGCCTTGCTCAGCTGCGCACTCATGGCGGCGCGATCGGCGTCCGGCAGGGCTGCGGTCAGCTTGCCGGCCGTTGCGGCCCAGAAGTCCTGGGCATTGCCGATATGCTGGCGATAGAACCACCAGGCGAAGGCGCCCATCCAGCGTTCCACCTTGTTCTCCGTGCGTGCCTTGAAAAAGGCTTCCAGTGCCGTGTCATGTATGCTGTCGATCCGGTACATACCGAACTCCTTTGATTAGCGTTTTAGAACTTGAACCATCATGGTCATAAGGTCGGCACTGGACATCGTGCCGGCTGCCATTCTGAAAGTGTAAGTGGTGGACGACGTGCCGGAGCCTGGCGTGTGAACAGCGATGATTGTCCCGCTACCCTTCTTGCCTTGCGCCACATCTTCAGCGATGGCGTTTATCTGCCCGGTCGTGCGCATCGAAAATGTGATTGTTTTATCGCCATCGGTTGGATGTGCTGTAGCGCCGCCGGTCCCGAAGAGAAGAACGGTTGGTGACCCTGTCCCGTGGGCAACCGTGATACTCAGGTCTCTGTTCCCTCCAGACCACGCCCCAGCTGCGAGCGTGTCGCTGAAGGCTGCTGAAACGGCACCAGGCGCAATCTTATCCACCGTAACTCCGCCAAGGATCAGCTTATCGGTGGTGATGGACCCGGCCTGAAGTTTATCAGTGGTGATCGACCCCGCCTGAAGATGTCCGGCATTGATCGAGTTAGCCGCTATGGCAGCGGCAGTGACCGAGTTGGCGGAAAGGTGGTTGGCGATAATGCCACCATCAACGATCAATTCGCCAGCGTTTCGTTCGAAACAACCAAATGAACCAAAGTAAACAGGACCGGCTGTGGTGTTCCTCTGAACGTGACAATTAATGCGCGCCCGACGAGCGGTGTTTGGCGCCGTTAGCGTCACGTTGGAAGTATCTCCAGTACCTGCCGGTCCTGTGCGGTTTTGATAGTCCACGTAACTAATCTGATCGTCACTAGCATCATACCAGACCACTCTGATTAGGCATTCGTATGCATGATTGGAGTACGAAGAGCCAATGAGACGATACTGCTTTCCGCCCTTAACGGAGAACGGCAGACTGCTGGTCTTTGCTGTATATCCGCCGGAACCAAACGGACCATTGTATATCAATGTGCCAAGTGAGTCTGGAAACACGTTCAGGCCAGAAGCCGACCAGCCGTTCGCGTTAGACCAGGACACGCCTGAGTAATCCTGTATCTGGTTGTCGGGGACCAGATTGTTGAAATCGGTTATAACAAGCTGCTTTGCGGTGATTGCGTTGGCTGCGATGTGAGTGGCGCCAATTGTGTCAGCTGCAATCTTCGCGCCCGTGATCGTGGCCGCTGCGATCTCAGTAGCCGTCACAGAGCCCGCTTGAATCTTGCCTGCGGTAATCGCACCCGCTGCGATCTGAGCGGACGTAATTGAAAGGGCGACCAGCTTGTTAGCGTGGATGCTTCCTGTAACAACGTTGCCATCGCTTATGAGAGTTGTGACACCCGACGACCACATTGACGGCTCGGTTTGGTTCGGCTGTGCTTCGCCAAAATAAGGATGAGCAATCCAAGTGTAGCTGTCACTACCAAAGGCTGCGCTGTTGCCATAAACGCGGAAAAATAGTGAGGCGCTCACTGCTCCAGCTGGCGCAAGGGGGAACACGAACCCTCTTGTATAGTTGCCAAGATCTCTTTGCGGGTTGCCATTTTGGTGGGTGGCAACATCCACATAGTCATGGCCGATTATTACTCCGGCGGCTGTCAACCATTCAATATAAAATCGAGCATAGTTACTTCTATGCCCATAGGCATAGAAAGACGCCTCGTATCGTTTGCCCGGCGTTACTGCTAGAAGCAGCTTGTTTGTATCGTCAGGGTTTCTAACCTGGATATCGGCATACCGATCGTTGACCGGTGGGTTTTGCTGACATATTTGCAAAGAACCTGTCGGAATAGCGTACGAGTCATTTCTTATTAACAGAGGTGCCCATGTGCCCCCATTTGTATAGATTTGCACCCAATTGGTCGTTCCTGCACTGAAATCAGCGTTGGGAATCAGGTTGTTTGACGTGCCAATGGCAAGCTTGTCCGCAACCACCGAGCCGGCAGCCAGCTTGCCTGTGGTTATCGCACCAGCCGCAATCTCTGTTGCAGATACTGCGCCAGCGGCAATCTTACCAGCAACGACCGAGTTCGCGCCCAACTTGTCAGCGGTGATTGCACCAGCCATGAGCATGTTGGTAATGATGGAACCGTCGACAATTAGCTCTGCAGCGTTGCGCTCAAAGCAACCGATTGCACCAAAATACACAGGTCCGAGAGTGTTATCTCGTTGAACAAAAGTGTTTATAACCGCCGTAACGGCGTCGGTGGGAGCGGTCACGTTTGTACTGACAACCGCGCCGGTGAACGCAGCAGCAATACGAACGTGATAGTCAAAATATGATATCTCTGCGCCAGCCGCATTCACCCACGAAATTCTGGTTTGCGCTTGATAAGCGTGATTTGAATAAATGCCGCTACTGCAACGATATTCGCGTCCACCTTTTACGGGGAACGGTCGGCTGCTGTTGCGGACAGTGAATCCACCAGAGCCCCAAGGACCACCGTCAAACACCCAAGAATTCTTGGAACCATTAAACACGGTTTCAAGGTGCTGATGCCAGCCATTTGCCATTGACCATGACACGCCGGAACTGTCGAGCATTTGGTTGTCAGGGACCAAGTTGCTCCAGTCTGTCAGCACCATGTGCTTGGCGGTGATTGCGCTTGCAGCAATGACGCTCGCTACAACCGAGTTTGCCTGGAGCTTTGGTGTTGAAATTGCATCGTCCGCAATCTTGGTGTTTGTGACCGCGTTGTTGGCCAGCTTTGCAGCATCGACAGCGGCGGCAGCAAGCTTTGGATTTGTGATCGCAAGGTCGGCAATCTGGTTGCCGATGATCTGTCCGGTAATGTCTGAAGAGGCTACATCCACGACATAGGCAGTGCCATTCCAGCGATACAGCTTGCCGTTGACCGTGATGACGTCTGTCGTCTTGGTGGTCGGAACCGTGGTCCCGGGAATGATGCCAACAGGCTGGATGCCGGACGCGAACTTCGTAGCATCGATCGTCGCCGCTGCCATCTTGGCGCCGGTGACAGCGGCATCCGCGATCCTGCTGCCAATGACGGCCCCAAGGCCGATGCTCTCCGTAACTACCGCTCCGACCTGAATCTTCGAGGTGCTGACAGCAGCTTCGGCAAGTTTGAGGTTGGTGACAGCCTCATCCATGATCTTCGACGCAGTAACCGCTGCATCTGCGATCTTTCCCGCGACGATCGCGCCGTCGAGAATGTCGTCGGCGATCAACTGGATGTTCGGCGTGGTGACGTCTTTCCAGGCAGACGGTTCCGTGGGGCGGTTGCTAAACGGGATGAGCAGGCCGCTCACCTGGTATTGAGTTGCGGGCAACGTCCACTGGCCGCTGATGACCCATTCGAAAGGATCGACGTAAGGCGTCGCATCACTCTTGAACACCTCGGCACCGCTGGACTTCAAGCGAACGGTAACGCGTATGTTGCGCACATCGTCGAGATCGGCAGGGCATTTCACCTTGATACCGGGGCGGCGGTCTCGGCCGCTGGCATCCTTCACCGTGAAAGGCTCAACCATGAAGTCGTCCGGCATTGGCTGCGGTGCAAGTTCGATCGGGCCAAGCGGCCCGACACTGGTCGGCAGCTCGAAACTTGGCGACCAGTCATAATCGGACGGGTCAAGCTCGGTGAAGGCGACCCCTTGGTTGACGTTGTCCAGGTCATCCATTTCACCCATCAGGAAACGCTTGGTGGCATATCCATTCCTGACAGACGTCAACGTTACCGCATCGAGAGGCTCAATCAGCCATGCCTCCGGCGGCAGCACGCCAGTCTGCTTTCGGAAATTCCGCCCCTCACGAAGTAGAGTGCGGGTAAGGCGCTGCACCTGCTTGCCGTACGGCACCAAGGGATAAGCGATATCGAGCAAGAGGCGGTGGCCCGCGTCGGCCGCCTCATAGGTCGCATTGTAGCGCGGCGGCGCATCCTTGATCGTCCAGGCTTCGGAAGGCTCTGGATAGGTCGCATTCACACCGTTGACCGTGTCCTCTAGACCAGGGAACGGGTCGAGGGTTTGCGGCTCAGTGATGACCATGTCGTCGTCAGTAAACGCATAGACAGACGGTCCCGGCGCGCCGCAGATAGTCTTATAGATGCCACCGAGTTCGGCGGTGCGGCCGTTGCAGGACTTGTCGAGTTCCTTGCAGGCTTCGATGGGCTGATAATCCACGGTGATTTCGCCGCCGCAACGGAACTGCTTTTCCGTGCCGCCGCCAGCAAGCGCAACCTGACGGTCACATTCGTTCATCGCCGCCATCCAGTTGGATGCCGGCAGCTGGAAGGCGCGCATACCCTGACCGCCATAGACCCACTGGCCGTCGTAGTAGATGCCGCGCTTGATGTTGTAATCGATGACTTTCGGGTTGTCCGAAAACTGGTAGGTGGACTGCACGCCCCAGCGCTGCGATCCGATGCCGCCGGCCGTCGCATCCTTGCGCAGGTCATAGACCTTGATGCCCTGCAGCACGAATGTGCAGGACGGGCCAGAGGTCAGGATTTCCCGGTTCATCCGCGCCGTAACGACAGCATAAGCAATGCCGCGACCGATCATGTCGGCTTGCCACGGGCGATCACCGCCGGGAAAACAATCAAGCAGAAACTGGCTTGGCGCCGTCTGAGTGCCGTCAAAAAACAGCACCCACAAAAAGTCTTTGCCCTCGACGCGGTACTCCAGAACCGGATAGCCCTGCGCCACCGGCTCCGCTGACCAGTCAATCGTGCACTCTTTGCCGCTGATCCAGACCTTGTTTGACATGGCCGTGATGGGCAGATCCGACAGCGAAATAACCTGCGTCAGATAGGCGTTCGGCGTTTTGTTGGCCTTCCCCCAGGTGCCGACATATTCGAGCGATCCGGCCGTCGCGTAGGTGCCGACGATGAACGACAGCGGGTTATCGCCACCTGTCCGCAGCGACCCCTGCACGCCTGCCTGTTGCGGCTGGTTCTTTTTGGCCCTCGCGCGCTCCAGCAAAGACATGCCGACTTTGAGGCCGACACCGATAAGCAACTGGCCAACGGCGCCGATGCTGCTGATGGCACCGATCAGGCCGGTAATCAGCGAAACCGGATCGGCATGCGCAGCCGTTGTCGTCGCCAGCATGAACCATGCGGCGAGAAGAACCGTGATGAGTTTCATGGATATCAGACCCGGAAGGCTTTCGAGGCGGTTAGGAGATCGACGGTGGCCATGCCCTGCACATCCGGCCGGAGCACAAAGATGCGGGAGCCCTGGACAACACCGAGAGCAATGGCGCCGCCGCCCAGATCGATGGACGCGATGTCACCAATCTGCGCATGCGAGGGGTGAACCTCTTCAAACAAGGAGGCGGCAAACTCCCCATGATCAGCAAAGCCAAGTTTTTTGAGCTGGCGAAGGCCACCCATAAGCGTCTTGTATTTGCCGCGCAGCTCGAGGGACGGATCAACACCGGTTATCGCCTCGACAGCGCCGGCAGCGAACAGCGCACAGTCATGACTGCCATAGGCGAAAGGCGTCTGCCGGACAGCATCGATGTAGTCGGAGAGACGGGAGTGCCAGTCGGGAAGCCGCATCACGAACCCTTCTTGAAAACTTCTTTGGTGGCAGTCTTCACCACGGCATCGATCTTTCCGCGCTTCTCGCCCCACCAGAAATCCCACTGGTCGGCCACGCTAGAATAGCGACGGAACCGGTCACCGCTCCGCAGCTTCTGGCTTTCATCGGATCGCTTCGCAGTGTTGGTCCGCGTCAGCATGCGCGAGTGCGACACAACATCAACGGTCACACTGCCTTCGCCCTTTACGATGGGGGTCATGATAGGCGCCTTATTGATCCATCCGATGAAACGAATGACCGGAGGCGCGATGATGAGATGCGAGTCGAGATCGAGAAACCCGCGATGGATTTCGATGGGCGCCAGGCGTGTATCGTAACCCCGAAATAGTTGCTGGACGGCGGGGCTGATTTGGCTAAGCGTCAGCTTGATCGTGCGGATAGTGATCTCCGGCGAACGTTGTATCGGATCGATTTTGAGGAGAGAGCCCCACGCCGTATACGTCCGGGTAACCTCTTCCCCGGTCGTGCCACTGATGACCGTGACATCGACAGTATCGAGGCCATTCCAGAAGCCAGCGGACTCAACCGCGCCGGTTTCCCGGTTCTTCGCCGAAATCCAGACGAAGTTGCGCGGGATAACGCCCTTGCGCGCCTGCACATAGGCAGACGTGGTTGCATCGACTGCACGCACCATGATTTATCCTAAAGGGTTTGCTGTACTTGGAAGGACATGCCTTCGGTTCGTCTGGTCCCCGCCTGGCCGGTACCGGGCTCGAACGAACCCGGAATAAGTTTAACTTTGGCCGATGGGTTGATGAACTGAATAGCCAAACCAGTAGTGGCCCCTGGCCTGAAATGAGGCCTCACTTCGAAGGCTGGCGTCACGCCAGAGCCATTTGCCGTCACCGTCTCGACGATGCGATGAAGTGCCCGGCGAACCGGAGACGATCCATAGTCAAAGTGGAACATACCGCCGGCCGACAGGATGTAGCCTGCGAGTAAGCCGGACACTGTCAATGACTTGTTGTTGGCTCCAAGCGTCGCGATCACGGGTGTAGCCGACCCCATTAAAGTTCCGTCGGGATCCGCACGCGGATATCTCGCGCGAGGATCGTAAAGGTAAAAGCTGTTCATCGATCCATCCAGAGCCTCGATCCGCGACTGAATTTCAAGCGCATCGGCGTGGTAGAGTGGCGCAATTCGAACCTCTGCTTTCCACACCTTCGGGCCAAGGTCTGCGGAAAGAAACTCACCTGAACCGAGACCAGAGTATTCTTGTTGGCCTTCAAGCCACCACCGAACCGATTCAATGGGGAGCCGGTCCGCAAGAGCGGCGTTTGATAGTGGGAAAGAAAGGCTCATCCTTAAGCCCCCACTGCATATGGGTCTTCGTTGATCTGATTTACTCGGCCTGGCAGAACGTTCCTGCTGAACTGGTCAAAACCCTCCCGCAGTTGGGTTTGGGTGGCCTGCTGCATGCGCGACATAAGTTCTTTGTCGCCGTTCCCAGACACGGTCACATTCGAGTTGAAAGTGAAATGAGAATTGCCTTGGCCGCCGGACCCAGCATTGTTCCGATTGCTGGCCCGCAGCTTGTGGTTCGGGATGACCTCCTCCCCACCCTTGAAGCGAACGAGTTCAGGGCCTTTCTCACCCACCCAAGCAACACCGGGGCGAGCTGCAGGCGTACCCGCAGCGTACATGCCTATGCCGCCTGCCTTGGCGATCCCCATCTGGCCGCCGCCAAACAGACCGAGAATGCCGCTGAGCAGCCCCCCTCCCGAGCCAGAACCGGCCTTGTTGACCTCGAAGAGAGCATCAACCACATCGTTCAGCAGCTTGTCGGCAATCCGGTCGAGAACGCCAAGGGCAGCGTCACCGAACGATTCCCAGACAGACTTTCCGCTCTCAATGCTTGAGAAGAAGTCATCGAAGAAGCCCTTCGTGAGGTCCTTCGAGAACTCGATAGCCAAGCCCATTTTCTTGGTCTCAGCCTCTGTCTGAGCCATGACCTGGGCAAGCGCCGACAGTTCCCCTTTCTGTGCTGCGGTAAGAGTGATCCCCCGCTGCTGGGCTTGATTGAGGAACTCCGTTTCATAGCGGAGCGCCGCCGCGGCCTCTTCCGACAGGCCCAGAGCGTTTCTTTCCGCCTCAAGCGCAGCGATGCGACGTTCCGCACCGTCGACGATTTCGGAATATTTTTCCGTGTCGGACTTTCCGCCGGCCTTCTTCTTGGCCTTCGCGTCAACGTCTGTAAGACCCTTCGCCAGTTCCTTCAGCTTTTCCGAAGCAGCGGAGGCCCCCTTCGCAATCGCATCGGTCACGCCGCCAACATAGTCAGTGCCTTGAGCCGCCTTCATCTCCTCGAACAACTGGCCAGCAGCCTTTCCTGCCGCCCCTGGATAAGGGTTGGTAGGCTTGTCGATGGAGACTGCCGAAACGAAATCGACGTTGAGTGGTACGCCGATCTTGAGTGCGGCCATTTTGGCCTCGTTGATGAGGTTGTTTATCCCACCGATCGCGCTGTTGATCATGCTCTCGATCGCGCCGATCACAGCAGCAACCGTCGAATACACAACGTCACCTAGCACCGATGGCAGCATGCCCCAGATCGCTTTGATGCCGTTAAAACCACCCACGAAGGCCGCGATAATGAAGTTCACGCCTGCTTTGGCGTCGGCAACGATATCCCGGCCAAATATCTCAGCTAGTTCATCGCGAAAGATGTTTGCAGCAGCCACAGCCGCGACGATGCCGAGAACGATGGCGCCGGCAGGATTTGCCGCCAGCATTGCAGCGCCTGCCGTGACGGAAGCGACGGCCAGGCGAGCGAGCAATGCAATAACCGAGATGATGCCTCCGATAATGGCCGGGGCATAGAGCAGCGCCAGCGCAGCAGCAGCGGCGACAGCGTACGGTGCAATCTCGTCAAGTATGTCGGCGAGTGTATTCAATGCCGACTGTGCAAGTTTTGCCCAATTCACGGCCTGAATAAGCACGGCTACGAGCGTAGTGAAGCCTACAGCAATCAGAGTTATAGGCGAAAGCATCGCGAGAAGTGAAGCGCCAAGCTCCTTGGCAAAGCTGCCGTTGGACATCATCGCCACTTGAGCGATCTGCAGGCCTTGCTGCATACCGATCAGCCCGGCCTGCATGCCGCCGGCCGCAGTGGTGACGATGTCAAAACCCTGTGCAGCAAGATTTGCGGTGTTATGAGTTCTAGCAAGGCCAGCAGTGTTCTGGTTGGCTGCGCGGTTGGCCATCTCGATTTGCTTGGACGCAGAGGCCGCCGCTGCTCCTTCATTCGCATAAGCTTTTGCCGCAGCCGATGCCGCTCCCACGGCTCCGCGATTAGCGCCTGCAAGGCCATCGGTCGCAGCTTCGGCCCGAGCGGCCGCTCCGGAAAGCTTGTCCAGGCCGTCGGTGTTTTCCTTGACACCCTTGTTGGTCACCTGAATTCCAAGCTGGGCGACGTCTGACATAGCTTTACCTTTACGAAGCGCGCGCGGTATCGTCCGATTTTTCAATCGGAGGATGATTCATGCGTTGGTTGGCGGTTTTGGCATCACTGACTGCGGGCACTGCTGCAGCCAGCGACTGTGGCGCCCGAAATGATAAGCTCATTACGGTGATGGACTGGTCTGCTAAAGAGGGTGATTACAGCAGCGTGCAGGTGTCGATCGACTATCAGAACAATGGCGACAAGCAGATCCAGATGCTGAAGGCGACAGCTGTTTTCTCTGATCCATTCGGAGAAAACATCGCCAATCTCGCATTAGACCCTGATGTCGTTGTTCCGCCGAAGACAATTCACAAGGAACGCGGCAGTTGGAGTGCCGCACGGCTTCCAAAGGTCCGCAAGCAAGATGTAACCGCCATCATTTGTGTCTCGGCTGTTCTTTATGAAGACGGCTCCAAAGAGGAATTCAAATGAGGTACGTGGCAGCTTTGACAGTCTATCTGGCGCTCGCGCTGCCTGCGCATACTCAACAAATCCAGGTTCCCCCTGATAAACAGAAGGCCTTTCAAAAGGTGGTCATGCGCTTGGCGTTCGCGGATGGCTGCAACAAAAGGCTCGATCGGCCTGAAATCTTCAAAGACGCGACTGCTGCATTCCTGAGATTTGCGCAGAGCATTGAATTGCCAGATGCCGAAGGACGTACCGCGACCATCGCTAAGACGTTGGCCGATCGCCCTCAGGAAAAGGAAACCAGCAGCTTTTCGCTGTTTAACGAGAAGCTCTGCGGTGATTTAGCTGCCTCGCTAAAATCGGAGCTTTCCCAGTAACGTCCGCCCGAAAAGCAGCTTCCATGATCATTCTCAATTAGGAAGAGGCGGCCCGAAAGCCGCCTTTGCCATCGCTCCTGTTAGACGCCCTCAAAGAATAAAATATCCCTTTGAAAGCGCCACCGCATCATCGAGTTGGATGGCAAAATCCGCTTTTTTGTCGCCATTCACGTCGCCGTAGATGTAGGTGTCGGACTTGGCCTTCTCAAAACGGAGTTCCCCGCCTTTGCCAGTGAATGCCTTCGAGCCAAGGTAGACAAATGACTGATCTCCCTGCACCTTGGAGTTAGCATCAATCAACGAGAGGTCGATCTTATCTTTTTGGGCAAGGTTGAAATCGGTGATCATGTCCATCTGCTTGATTTTAGAATCGAGGATGGATTGGAATATGAAACGGTCGGCGCCGATCCCGCCAGTCAAGGTATCTTGTCCGACACCACCTATCAACTGATCCGCCCCCTCCCCGGCCAACAACTTGTCGTTTCCAGCAAGCCCACTAATTACGTCGGCCCCGGACCCACCGCGAAGTGTGTCCCCGCGAACAGAGCCTGTGATCTGATCAACGACATCGAGAATCTTGATAAAGAATGGCTGACTTGTGCTTTGACCGCTTGGATCCCTCACCTCAATCTGAATGATAATCTCTTTGAAGAATCCCATTTTTTCAAAGTCGAATGCCTTGGTCGTAACCAACTTATCACCGGCGATAGCAAATCCGGATCCCGTGCCATTGAGATGGTAGGTCAGGGCCTTTCCCTCAGGGTCGATTGCTGAGAGGGTCCCTACGATCGTCCCAACCGACATGTTTTCTGAAATGTTCTCGTTGGAAAGGGCAAGAAAACCTGGCGGCAAGTCAAGTTCTGGAAAAGTAGGGAAGTCAGGCTGTGATGGCTTATCTACTTCGATGATGCCGTCCGCAAACTGCAATATCTCCACGTCGCCCGTGATAAGTATGCCATCGGCAAAACTCGCCCTTAAATCTCTAAGCACTGCGCTGGATCCAAGGTAGCTGTCAAAAGACGTCACAATCGAGTAGTCGGATTTCCGACCACTAAGGATGAGCGTATCCCTGCCGGTTCCACCGTCAATCTTATCAGCTCCGCCGGACGCCAAGATGATGTCATCCCCACCTTCAGCGAAAATGCTGTCGTCTCCCCCGGTTCCGGCGAACGTCTCTGCAAAATCAGTTCCGAAATAAATTGCCATTCTAAACACCCCACATCAATGATCGTATATTGTGGGTTGTTGTGACTGAGTCAATTGCTACTCAGTCTCTCTTTCCCGGATAGCCTCGCTCTCCTTATCTATCTCAGCGCAATAGCGAGAACTCATCACCTTCAGTATGCGAACCTCCTCGCGCCGGACGATATTGCCGGTAATCCCGACCCAAGCCGTCAGTTCCTGATTGGAGACCGGCGCCGGGCCGGAGAACCCGGGGGCTGCGCTTTCGCGCAACTCCCAGAACCATTCCCAGAGGAAATAGCCGTTCTCCGGAACCTCAACGTCGGGACTATCGATCTCGAAGCTTTCGTTTCGCTCTCGCCGGGTCTCACCGTCCTTGTCTTTCACACAGTCGTATCGCGCGCTGAGCGCTACGACTTCGCAGAGCCTTTCCCCAAGCTCTTCGTAAAATTTGCGCGGTCTTCCGAGGCTGCGGCCACCTGGTCGTAGATCCAGCCGGCTTCTTCAACAACCTCACGCGCCATCTCGAAGGTCAGTTCCGGCTTGGAACCCTTCCAATCGTGATCACCCCAATCCCAGGAGGCGATCGAGGCTGCGGCCTTGTCGAGGTATTCGTCCTCGACCTTGGCAGTGGTCAGCTTCTTCTTCCGGCTGGCGAGGAATTTGTCGCTGTGCTGTCGGACAACCTTCTTCACCTCGTTGCTCTCGTTCGAGCGGATCATGAAGGTGATACCGACTAGTTCGTCGGTATCGGGGCCGGTGAGCTTGAGAGTGAAGAGGTCCTCGGAATTGACGAGCTTCGAAATGTCCATGTGCTGTTCCTTACGCCGCTACCGGATTCACGCGAACCGGAAGCTGATTGAGACCAATGGTGAAGCGTTCGAGCTCGAAATCATCCGAGCCGCCGCCGGGATAGAGGGGGCCGGACACAACGCCGCGGCTATAGAAAATGGTGTTGGTGAAGCCAGCGCCGCCGTCGTTGCGTTCAATCTTGATGGCCATGTTGTCCTGGTTGAGCGGGTCGCCGAAGGTCCGCAGGATCACCTGCCCCGCATCGGCCGCGACGGAAGCCACTTCAATCTGCGGGTCACCGGCGTTGGCCGTGCCCTTCTGCTTCTGGGTTACTGCCTCGTCGAGGGTGTTGTACGAATTCATCGTGCTGTCGGCGCCGAAGTCACCGACGTTCCCCACCTTGCCAACCTGAACCCAGGTCAACGCGGCATATGTGCTGCTGATGAGATCGCTGTTCTGGGCCGTGGCGCAGACATAGACCTTCGTGCCCTTCTTCGTTGCTTTGTTCGCCATGTTCAGCTCTCCTGTTCAAAGGCGTGATAGGGGATCGTGACCGGCACCTTCATGCGGTCGACGTCTTGGATTGGGCTCGATGCCCAGGGTTCGCTGCTGATCGTGATCCTCACGCCAGATGCGAATAGAGTTTGGTTCTTGAAGCGGTTGATGATCTGGCCAGCGACATCGAGCGCATCTGGGATGCCGCTGCCGATCGGCCACATGACCGACACCTGCAGGATGCCGACCTTCTGCTGCGGGTCATCGCCGAGCGTGATCTGACGTGTCCTGTTGGGCAGGAAGAGGAGTTCGAGAAACTTACCCGGCTTTGGCTGCCCTGCCGCTGGAAACCCTACGTTTGGCCCCGCGATTGGTAGGACGTCGGGCATGGTACGCAGGTGGGTTCCCAGCGCAGTGAAGATCATTGCGTCCGTGCTCGTCGCCATGTACCGATTACCTATGAAAGAGAAGCCGCCCCTATCGGACCGCGAGGTTCACGAACGCCTCCACGAGGCCTGGCTTTTGCTGGCCAAGGAAGACGGCGCGTCAGAGTTTGGAAACAACACGCTGAAGGCGGCCCGGCTCTCGCTCTTCACCTTCCAGATGACGCTGATGATGAAGATGGAAGCGCCTACAGCCCAAATGCCTTCCGAACCTTCTCAGCATTCCGATTGACGTGCACCGGCCAGTTCTGCGCTGCCAGGCGGACAAAACCCGCGGCGGGCCGACCGTTGGCACCGTATTCCTGATGACCCGCGTAGGCGGCCGTGTAGCCGAAATACAGGTCGTCCTCTAAAGACGCCCCCGCGATGACTGCCTCGATGATGCCGAAGTCGAACTTATACGTCCGCCCCTCGACCGGATTGGCTCCAGAATTGATGCTCGGCATCGTCGCCGTGGACGCCAACAGTGATTGTTGCAGAAATCCCGTCTCGAATGGCATCCGGCCACCCTCAATATCGAGGGTTTGCATTTCCTTGACTACATCGGCAGCGCTCTGGTTCCGCACAGCCTCGATGGCTTCCGGCACCTTCTCTGCGAAGTTGGCCACGGCGGCGGCAAATGACAGAGTGGCCATTAGGCAGCGCGTGCCCGATAACGGCGCAGGCCAGCGGCGATATAGTCGATGTCGTACTCAACCCGGCACTTGCAGCCGATCCGGTGCCTTGCCGGCGCCTTTGGATCATGCGGATACATCAGCATCGTCCCGTCAGGTGCCACGAAAGGCATGTCGAGCGGCACGGCATTCTGTGTGGCCATCTGGACATGCTGCATACGCGGATGTTCGGAGCCGGAATGCTTCCACTTCTTTGTCACCTCCTGAGCGGTGATCTTGCCCGCTTCCACCTGTTGGCGGATGGCATTGTCGCGAACCGAGAACAGAGCGGTGCGAGTTTCTTCAAGCCCGATCGTCTCGCCTCGGAGCAAAAGGTTCTTGTCGGAAAGGCGCATGATGATCTTGCGCGTCATTTCTGCGTCGACAGGCTTACCGTCGCGGATCGCTTTCGCCACGGTTCGGTCGAACCGCTTATCTCTGGTCTTAAGGTCAAGGTACTTGCTCATGGCCACCGGATCGCCGGATAAGAGGTTTTCCTTTGCTCTGGCGATGAATTCCACCTGTCGGCTCGTAAGGCCGATATAGCCGCCTTCCCGTCTACCGGTGATCCGGTTCACGCGCCCGACAACGTCCAAGGCTGTTTTCGTTGGGTTCTGGCCCTTGGACAGCCCCGCCTCGAAGCCCATGCGAAGGGCTTCCCGCTGATCATCAGTAATGTTGGTGACCAGTGTGGATGACTGCTCCCGGATAAGTCGCTCGCCCTCCAGGTTTCGCACCCCGAACTGAAACAGCACCCGCGTTCCGTCCGGCGATATCAACAACGGCAGGCTCTGAACCATGTTGATGCCGCCGGCGTTGAACGCTTCCCGTAGGGACAGTTCCAACGCGGCAAAAGCCTCGGGTTCAAACTGGACCGCTGCCACGGCGCCCGTGATATCGCCGCGCTCCAATCGCTCCACGATCGTCTTGAGGACGATGGAGGATTTGATCGCCTCGATGGCTTCGCGAAATGCCGCGGCAACCTTCGGCTCATACTGGGAAAGAAGCTCGTCGAAGGTCATGCAATTTTTCCTCGGAAATCCTGTCATTTGCGATTCATTCATCTCCGTCGCTTAATTGCAGGCGTAGCAACGTGGGATTGAGATGATGGAAAAGACAATTGCGGATCTACTCCGCTCCCTGAAGACGACAGCCGGCGCGCGCTTCAATGCATCAAAGAGGCTCAGTCACGTTGATAAGCGCCTCACGGCACTCACTGCATTTACTTCTGCCTTCATCATCGCACTTACCGTATTTCCGAAATTTGTTGTTTTGACGAAAACTGGACAAAGCTGGTTGGAGTTAACGACTATTGCGCTTTCGATCCTGCTTCTCGCATCGTCAGTCTTACAGTATGCCAGCAACCACGCAGTGAAAGCAGAACTCTTCCACCGCAGCGCGCTAGAAATGCAAGAGCTCAAGCGGGAACTCCAGTTTCGATCTGCGGGGTTGGACGAACCGCAGTTCATGGACATCTCTCGTAGATACAACGAGGTGTTGCAGAAGTATGCTTTGAACCACGATGACGTTGATTTCTGGCGGCAACAGCTCGACTACCGTCAAGACTTCCAGATGTCCCGATGGAGTATCGTGTGCAAAACCGTCAAGGTATGGTGCGCATACGTCTATCCATCGATCATCCTCTTCATCATTGCGGCGGGTTTAATCTTGGTCACCGCAGCGGCGCTGATATGGCCTGAAACCGAGGCAGTGCAAGCTGCAGTCAACGGCCTTGCATCGCCGGTGGACTGACAGACTACCTTCCTTGGCAGACGAAGACGACATTAGTCACGCCGTCAAAATTAATCGGGTCTGCGTTCATCACAAGATACTCAACGCCGCCACACAGCACGGTGTCGCCCACGGTTGGCTTGATCGGCAGTCCGACCGAGCTGATATAAATCTGCACGTCACCAGCTCGGATTGTCGTGCCGTCCAAATACCGCTGGTCGTACGCCATAGGCACGAGGACTGCCCCATAAGCGGTTTCCACCGGATCGCCGCCGTTCACCGGGTCTGGTGGGGCAATGCGCGTCACGGTGCCAGCTTGGCCGAACTCAGTGATCAGTTCAGCGGCAACGGCTTGGATCTCGGCATAGTTGAACGTAGCCATCAGCAACGGCCCCCGATCGACCAGATGCCGAAGCATTGAGCGTCGAGGTCTCGCAGGTATGGCGCCAGCATGCCGTCAACCACCGAAATCAATGGGGTGAGGAACGCGGCAGAGCCGTCTTCGCTGGACGATCCCTGATATTCTTTCTCGATCTGGCCGACCTTCACGCGCTTTACAGCTGTGGCCGAGGATCCGACGACCGAAAGGCTGCCCGGGTTCGTTGCCTCCTGGTAGGCGGCATAGAACGAGGCGTTGATGACAGCCAGAGGCACGACATCGGACGGGATAGCCACACCGCGGAGCGATGCCCCGGTGCGCGGCCACTGCCGTTCCTGATCGAAGGCAGCAATGAGACCGATGAACCGGTCACCATAGACAGCATCGATGTATTGGCTGCCGCGATTGCGGAGAACGGCGGGCGCCGGCGCGGTCACGGGCAGCGTGTAGCCGTTGTCGGTTAGCCACGCTGCGAACGTGGCGTCCTCGCCGTAGCCCGCCATTTATCAGGCTTCCTTCTTGTGCAGATCGACGAAAGCTTCCTTGTCCTCGTCGGACATTGTGTCGAAGCCCTCGACGTCGGCCTTGCGGAAGCTTTTGGTCACTTCCTCGCCGTCCTTGGTGATGACAAACCAAGCCCCGCCCTTGTCCTTCACGACATAGCCCGCCAGGTTGGTGATTGCTTCACTGCCTTCGACCGGCCCACCGGACAGAATGTCGTAGCGACCTGCCCAGCCCTTCGGCTCTTCGGCGACTTCCATTTCGTGACCGACCGGCATTTCTTCGCCGTTCTTGCCGTAGATACCGGTGGAGTTAAGCCCTTCCGGTGCTTTCAAACGAATCTTCATCGGTTCGGCCTCCTTTAGCCGTGATGATCGAGGGGGTGAAACGCTCCGCCCAGATGGTGAGCGGAGCGCTGGATCAGGTGTTGGTGGAGTAGAAGACGCCGCTCTTGCCGTTGTAATCGGCCCGGATTTCGAGGCCCATCGCACCCATTTTCAGGAACTGATAGTTCGCTGTGGGGTAAAGGCGCGGCATGGCCGTGGTGTTCACGGCCATGCCGATGATCGGGCGGATAAACTCGGACGAAGGGACGAAGCCGAAGAACTCGTTACCCGAGAGCTTGAAGGTCACCTCGATCTTGCCGATCCGGCGGTTGGTCAGCAGGTAGCTGAGCAGAGTGCCGCCCTTGAAGCCGTTCGCGCCGGAGTAGGAGCGGTCAAGGTTTCGTCCGATCTCCGGAGAGATGTAGATGTTGACCTTGCCAGTGATGAGCTGGGCGTCGAGCATGGCGCCAAGCGTCTGGGTGAAGAACGTATCGATCGCGTCGGACGTCGTGCTTGGCGACGTGAGATCGATGTTCGCACCGGCGGCGCCGATGTTGATCGCCTTCGCCAGAGGATTGCTGCGAATACCCGTGCCGGCATACCCCTGGAAGACGATCGAGGTGTCGCCGTTCAGGACATAGTCTGCCTGGTCCTTCTTGATCTTGGAGTTGGCGGCTTCCTCGTCGTCGGCGATCGCATCGAAGTTTTCCGACTGGAGCGTGTTCCATTCCCGCCATTCACGACCGTAGCCGTCCTGGAAGATCGGAACCGGCGTGCCGCGGTAGGCGTAAACGACCTTATCCATCGGAACCGGTACCTGGCCCGACATGGACCGGATGACCGGGTTCGCGGAGTCAGATGCCACGCGGGTCATGCTGACCAGCTTGCCGATGTTGATCGGGCGAGCCAGCGCCATGAGGTCGCGCATGTAGACTTCGCCTTCATCGTCGCGCAGAACGCGGCGAGTGATGCTGTCAATGTCCATCCACGCGTCACGGGGCAGGACAGCGGCGGCGTTCGAGAGCGATGCCATGTGCTCTTCCACCTGGTGGAAGTGCTCGCGGTTGATCGAAACGTCGGCCCACCATTCCGCATGCGGACGGGAGTTGGCAATGAGCTGTTCAGAGAAATAGCGCATCTGGGGTCTCCTTACGCCGCTGCCAGCTGGTTGCGGGCGACACGCGCCCGAACAAGCTGATCCGAGCCGGACGCGTTGTTGTAAGCCTCTTCGGCGATCATGATCACCCGCTGGCCTGTGGTTGCGAGGATGAACTTGCCAGCCGCATTGGTGGTGAGCTGAGCGCCACGGGCGACGTTGACGCCGGTCGGGATGCGAACGTTGAAGAACTGCTCATCGAGCATCTCCATCCCGACGATGCGGTCATTTGCGAGCCACGCATCATCAACGCCCTTCATCGCCAGGTAGTTGTCCTGAGCGATGTAGATCTTGGTGAGGGCGTTGGCGCCGGCCTGAGCAAAGCTCGTACCGGATTCGACCAGAGCGGTACCGGGCAAGATAGCAGCGGCGCAAAGGCGCTCCTGCACCTGCGGGAGGACCTCGGAGACCGGGCCCGCGAAAACCTTGTTATAACGGGCCATGGGTTATTCTCCCTTCGGCGGCTGAAAGCCAGGCTTGGTATCGCCGGACTTGAACGCGGAATTGAGCGGGGCAGCCTTGCCGGGCTCGGTTTTTGGCGCGAGAACGCGCAGCGTGTTCAGCGGGGTGGCCTTGGCGGTTGCCTCGTCGAGGAGGTTGGCCTTGACCACCTTGGCCACCAGCTCGGCGTGTTCAGCGTCGTCCTTGGCCTTCTGGTTGGCCACCATCTCCGCCTGCTGGTCGAGAACCGGCTTAAGCGCAGTGGTCACGGCGTTGGCGATCGTCTCACCGATCTTTCCCATGCCTTCCGAGAGGGTTTTGACCTCATCGGAAAGCGACTTGAACTGTTCGTCAGTGACGGACATATCGTCTTCCTTCGTGTTGGTTGAGGGTACCCGCCCGGAGCCGACGGCTTCCATGATCGCGGTTTTCACTTTGTCCCAGATGCCGATGTTCTCCCGGCGCCTGAGTGCCTCGACTAGACGGGTGCCCGCCCAATCGATTTCTTGGTCAGCAGCGTCCGTCAGCGACGAGTTGATGACCTGAATTTCTTCTTCTTCGCCCTTGGCGTTGACCAGCATGCCGACGCCCTGCTCGGGAGTGGCAGCGCCAGCCTCACCCAACAGAATGGCATCGTGGTCGAACACCATGTTACGGGCGACGTGCTTGTGATCCTTGGCGTCGTTGGCAGTATCGAGAGTGCAGAGCAGACCAGTCGAGGTATGGACAGCCTCGCCCTTCTCGATCGCCGCGAGCACCGACTTGCCGCCTTCGGAGCGGTTGGCGACTTCGACGTCAATCACCTTGTCGAGGAACACCCTGCCACCTTCACGCCGGACGTTCTCATTCCAAGCCCCGATGTATCCAAGGTTGATGCCCTCTGGATCGGAGGCGGAGACGAACTTGCCGTTGATGGTCGGGTGACCGAGCGGCGCCGGCGTCCGGTTCAGGCTGGTGAAGCTCTTCCCGATCTCATCGGCCGGATAGAGGATGCCGTTCATGATGACGTTGTCCGGCAGGGTTGCCGACGGGACGATCACGACGTCACGGCCATTGCGCTTTTCCTTGCGGACAGCCTTCACGTTCGCCAGTGACCTGACGTTGACACGTACCTGGGGCATGTTCGGTTATTCCTTGTTTGGTGCCGGTTTAGGGGCTGGCTTGCCGAGCGCGGCGGCCTGCTCATCATCCGTCGGCTCGTCGCGGTACTTGTCGGCATCACTTAAGGGCTCAAGCCCTACGACCTGTCGGATTTCCTCGTCGGTGAAGACATAGACGTTGGTGCCCATCTTCTGGTTGACGTCGGCCATCTTGACGGCGCGATCTACCTTCTCGACCATGGAGCTTTCCGTCAGGTCAGACTGATCGATGTACCAGTCCTTCTCCGGCAGGATGCCGAAGCGCTGCAGTCGGCTGACCAGGTCCATGATGTTCGGGTGCACGATGTTGGCCCGACGCGACATGCACGTCTGCGACCATTCATCAGCGTCTTCACTGGATGCCCGCTCACCCGTCTGCATACCGACGAGGATCTTCACCGGCATGTTGATCGAGGCTGCGAAATCCTGCTGCGCGATCCCGTAGAAATGCTCTGGCGATGGCAGCGTGACCGAAAGCGTCTTGGCCTGCATGCCCATCAGCATGAGCAGCTGGTCGAAGCCTGCGTTATAATCGGCGACCTGCTCGTTCATCTTGTCGGCGATATCTTCGACCGAAACGCCCATGACCTTGGCCATCTCGGTGATCTTGGCTTCCTTGTCGACCTCAAGCACCGGGGCAGACTTGGCGTTCTTCCAGAAGCCCTCGCCGCCGGCGCCTTTGACCTTCTCCATGTCGACCAGGGAGTTATAGCCGGGCTCAAGGATGGACTTGCCGTAGATTGTGCCGTCGTCAGACCAGATCACCACCCGGTCAGGATGGATGCGAAGCTGGCGATTGTTCTGCTGTCCGGTATCCACGGCAGATTCGTTGAACTGGTACATGACCGGTTCGCCGTAAGTCTCTGAGGTGGCGTCTGTATCGAACTCAGCGACTGTGAGCTGTGCAGCCCATACCGCGTCGATCTTGTAGAGTCCGTCCAGCCCACCGGGCACCTTGCCGACCGGCTTGTCGAATGCCTGCCCATCACGAAGTCGAAGGATCACACCAGAGTATCCGCCCACCATCGACATGCGATCGGCGGCGGCCAGCTTGGCCCATAGGCGCAGTGCGGCGAACTTCTTGCGGATCTCCAGTTCAAGCGGCGTCTCGTCGTTACCGTCGTCGGACTTCTTGCCCTTCTTCGTCTTCTTTTGCGAGCCGTCCCGCTCCTGCTCCAGCAGATATGGGATGTCCTGCCACGTCTTGATGGCGGTCTTATCCACCCCAGCCGCGGCGATGCCGTTGCGCAGGTACATTTTGTAGAGTTCGGAAAAGCCGAGCGTGGCCGGATACCCGAAGTCCTTGTAATGGTCGTGCTTGACGTTCGTGCCCGGAAAGAAACCCGGGAACATGCTGCCCAGGCGGCGTTGGGCATAGTTCGCCAGCCTTACAACTTGGTTCATCGGTGCTTTTTCCTCAGGAACATGGCGACGGCCGGGCCGGTGGCAATGTTGACGTTATCGGCCGCGATCACTGCGTCAGCCAGGTTGTGCGACTTCACGCCCAGGTCCTTCTTCAGCTTCAGCTTGGGAACGACGCGCTTCTTGCCTTCAGTCTCGACCCACCATGGCACGCATAGCTCGGTGAAGAGCGCGTCCAGCTTCTCCTTACCGATGGCAGACGAGAACGACAGAACGTCTTCCGGCTTGATCGCCTGCCCTCTGGTCACGGCATTGAAGGTCAACATGGCCTTGCGCGCCGTATTGGCCCATGCCTGCGCCTTCAGGTTCAGATATTCGTCCTTGTTGAGCGGGCTGTTGCCGTTCAGCGCATCGCTCGGCTTGTCAGGGTCCATCACAGCACCGCCGGCATGGAAGGCGAAATGCTCCACGCTGGCGCCGTTCGTCTCGTTCTGCTCATCGATGTAGCCACCAACGAAGGCGCCGACGCCGATCGTATCGTATGAGACCGTCGCTTCGGCGTGTTTTGCCTTGGCCCATACCCGCTTAGCGTTCTGGACGAGCTGATCCTTGCCGGATGACCAATCCTCGGCATCGGTGAAGATGCCGTCGATCTTGTCGGCCGTCGCGCTCTTGTCCTCGCCGTCGTCGGCCGGGTCGAAACCGATGATGTTCCGGCCGGTCAGTTCAATCTTAAGCACCTTGTGGGCATCAACACATGCGTCCAGCCAGCGGCGCTTGAAGATCGAAAGCTCACTGTCGCCGAGTGGCACGCCGCCGTAGATGTGCTCGAAGGTCTCGGGATCGCGCTCCTGCATCGCTGCGATGTCGCGCTTGGCCTTCTCCGAAAGGAAAGGGTTCGAAGTGTAGTTGATCTGATGCACCACACAGTGCGGCGGCGTGTTGATGACGAAGTTCTTCCAGACGTAGTCGGTGACCATCTTCGGGTTGAACAGAAGGATCGCCAGGCTGTCTTCCTTGCGGATCGTGGGCGCGATCACGTCCCATTGGTCGCCGGTAAGCTTTTCGGCCTCTTCCACCCATAGGATGTCGATATCGGACGTACCCTTGATTTCCTCAAGGTTGCGCTCGATGCCGTAGAAGATGAACTCCGCACCGCTCCGCCGGTGGATGATCGTCGTCTTCTGGACGTCGAAGGCATCCGTCAGGCCAAGGTGGCTGATCGCCCACTTCAGTTCGGTATAGACCGACTCCTGAATCCGGTTCTGAAAGCGCCGGATGCACATTACGCGCATCTTAACGCCGACGTGATCGACCAACCGGACCAACTGGCAGGCTGTATCTCGGGTCTTCGAGCTCGACCGGCCGCCATGAAGGACGGCGATATCGTTCTCTCCGAAGAATACCTTCTCCCAGAACTCAAACAGCGCCGGGTTGGTCAGCGTGGCGGCAGCAATCAGCCCTTCGTCTCTTGCCGCAGCACCTCTCGCCATGTCCTCGTCTCGGTCTGTATCGGAGCGCCGTCTGGTCCTGAGTGCTCGTGCCGTTCAACGAACATGCCCAGGTGCTTGCCGATATCGACCAGCGCACCCTTCTTGTCGTGGAGCTTGATCTTGATGCCGCCCGTGCTGTTCTGGCTGATCTCGGCAATTGCGCCGGCCGTGTCATCGTCGATCTCGTCGGAAGAGATCAGTGTCACGTTGTTGGTGACCACGTTCTTGATAACGAGGACATCACCGCCGTCGGGATTGTCTTCCTCGGTCACGAGAGTGCCCTGCCACTTGATGGCCTTGCGGATGTCGGCGAACCCGATCTTGGCAAGCTCTGCCAGGACGCGCTCTTTCGTGATGGCGAGCTTGTCTATGGCCTTCTCGGTGGCCTTACGCTCTACCGTTTGCTGCCACTCCAAAAGCTCGGTGACTCGTTGTCTGATGTTGTCTTTCTGCTGTAAGCGAGACGCGTTGCCGCGGTCAGGCTTGAAGCCTGCGGATGCATATGCGTCATCTGCTGTATTGCCTTTCGACAACTCTTGGGCGAACTTCTCGTGCCGGGTGTTTTTCAGGACTGGCATGAACGAACCTTAGGGGGCAGACGTGGGCTTTACCAAAGAGGAGATTACCGCTGAGATCAGACGTCGTGATGAGGCTAACCAGCGGGCGCGCATCGAGCAGACACTGGCATTGAACAACCCGAGCCTGCGAGGCGCGGACACCACCTGTATGCATTGCCTCAGACCGATGCATTCATGGCAGGCAACTGATTCAGATTACCCGCTGTGTGACATCTGCCTTTGATGTCTCGATCTCTACCCTCAGTGAGGACACAGAGCGGGACATCAGGTGGTGCCAAACTGGACATTTGCTGGGGCATCTCGAACCGGGCGTTTAAGCCCGGCTCTCCATTTCAGGACTGCGGGAGCGCTACCGCATTCGTTCCGGTTCGAGGGATAGCCCGTGGGTGTCGTAGCTCTCTCGGTAGACCGGCCGGAGATCGGCGATCTTGCGAAATTCGGTGACGCCGAAGGCACGCAGCGAGTGCCAGGTGTAGCCGGCGCCATAGCTTGATTGTCCACCTCTTCAGTTAGTGATATAAGCACATCCTAAAATTAAGTTTTTTAGGGGGTTCATCATGCGCAAAGCCGCGCTCTTCGGTTGCTTTCTCCTATATTCGGCGTCGGGGCTCAGCGCTTTGGCGATCGACCTGCCCAAGGACGCCAAAAAGGTTTCGATGGATGAATTTAAGGCACTTGCCGATGGCAAGCCTGTGTCCGTAGTTATCTTCGACCTTGGGATTCCCGTTACTGCCGGCCTGACGTGGGATTGGGCGAAGAAATCTATCACCGGCAAAGCGAATGCCAACGGTAAGGAGATCACTGTAAAGGCGAAACTTTCTTTTAAAGGTGACAAGGCCTGCGCCACGAACAAGGGGGAAAAGGCCACTTGCCACACGATCTACGTCGACGGGAACAAGTTCTACGAAGTGAGAGACGATATGCAGGTGCACGCTGTTTCTACCGTTGGTGGATAAAGCCAAAACAGTAACCGGCTCTCAGGACGGGCTTGGTTGGTACAGGCCTCCCAGTGAAACCCCGATGTCGTCCTGCCACGGTTCGACCGACCATAGCCGCCGCTCGTATCTCTATGCCGCCGCCTGCCGCTTCCCGTTAGCTCGCTGCAATCGCATGATGAGCCTGGCCGTGGCGCTCTTAACGCAACAAAAAAGGCCGGGGCGAAACCGCACCGACCTTCCTCATTATCGCTTAACTACCAGAGCCAGTACATCCGTGGTCAAAAGTGAAAAGCAACAACACGGCAATTGCGAGCGGCAGATTTATTCCAGCGCTCATCAGCAATGCCGATGAGAGTCATATAGTCGGTGATTGTGTCCAAAACAAGTACTTTACCTGATGTCGAGCACCGCGACCACAGGGCATGGCATTCCGAACGGAAGAACGCAAGTCGCGTTCTCTGGATTTCGTCGGCGTCGAGTTGACGCAAATCAGCCGAAGTCGCCCTACCCCGGTTTATACTACGCGGCAACAAGTTGATCAACTGCTATATTCACGGAACGTTCTCCTCCGAAAAGCGATATCAACACCTTTGCGTTCGGCCCATCCATGCCAAGAACAGGGACCACGAGGCCATCGAACGAGCCGCCGAGAATCTGGACGTTATCGCCTTCGGCAAACTCCTTGTGGGTCTCCATCCACTTCTGCTCCTTCGGTGCATCGATGGCGTTCTGATACAGGCGCATGATCCGCTCCATGCCGTCCTGGTCAAGCTTCATAGGTTTGCCGCTGATTCCGACAACGCCGGTGACGAGCGGGAGCTTGAACACGTCGAACCACATCGGGATACGCTTGGAGAATCCGGTGAACACGTACCGCGGCATGAGCGGATATGTGCGCAGCTCCTTGGTCTTCGTGTATTTGTTGCGCCGGCGCCATTCGCGGCGAACCGGAAGGAAGGTCGCCAGCCCGTTCCGGCGAAGGATGAGCTGCGCCACCTGCTCTTTCTGGGGCGGTACGCGCAATGCGAACCAGTGGAAGTTCTGAGCTGCTTCTGCTGCTGTGGTCATGGTGTTTCCTCGCTGTATGTTGAGCCGCCGCCGCGCTCAATTCTTGGTGGTGTAGGTCACTGGATCCAGCCCTCGCGAAGAGCCGTGGCGACGAGCGCGGTGTTCTTGCCCGCTCCGATCGCGTCCTTGGCTTGGGCGAGATGAGCTTGAGCCGTTCGGCGCTTGATGCCCATGATGATGCCGATCTCTTCAGCCGACTTGCCAAACGAAAGCCACTTGATGACTTCGAGCTGCCGGGCGCTGAGCGGGCAAACTGGAATGTGGATGTTCATCGTGGTGCTCCTTTCGCAATCCGGCTTTGAGAAATCTTGGATTTCGGTTCGGCTGGCCGGCGCTTCATGGCGTCGAGGCGGGCTTGCGTCTCGTCGTCGGTACCGGCATGGCGGTGATCGGTGGAGATGACGGCCGCCCCTGCTTTTGCCTTCCGAACCATGGCGGCCACCCGCTTCCTCACGGACGGGTCTGCCCGCTCGATCGCGATCAGCTCGCGCCGACGGTCATCTTCGGCGCGCTGGAATAGCCGCTCGGCTTCATTGCGGAGCCCTGCCCGCTCGGCTGCGAATGGCCGGACGATTGACCGGGCGTGCCTGGCGAACTCCGCGCAGGTTGGGACGAACTGGCCGGTGTGGTTTTCGACGCGACCCGCCAGGTAATCGTTGGCGGCTTCGGATACGACCCATTCCGGCAGATCGGCACAGGCCGCGCGGAACTCCGCGGCGAACTCGTCGACCTTGATTTCCGGCTGCGGCCGCAACTGGCCGCAAATTCGCAGCGCGGCGTCTCGGACGGCAATTGGTTTACCCGGCTCAAGCAGTCGGTCGATCTCGGCGACCCTTGCCGCGATCTGTCTTGCTCGACGGCGGTATTGTTCTGGAAGGCGATCGAAGATGTCTTTCGACACGAGGTCATGCATCGTTAAAAACCTCCATAATTGATTGGCGGGTGGACTTTTTTTGCGCGCTAGCGCTCTTTGAAAAAGAGTGTTTAGGTTTAGGTTCAGGGTAGCATTGCGTTCGCAATGCGTTCGCATCACCCTTTTCCTTGCCTTTCCAACGACTTGCAGCGCTATCGCGTGCTTTGGCCTTTTTGACCGATGCTTTTTCGCGTTCAATTTTGAGACGCTTCTGCACCCATCTTTTCCGGCGCTTATCGAGGGTCCAGAAGGCCATGACGATGGACTTCATCCCCTTCCACTTCGCCATCGACACACCGGCCTGACGGGAGAGCATGTCGTCATCGTCGGCCAGCGAGCAGTCGTGCGAGCGCCACGCCTGGAAGAGGAGAAGCAGGTATGCGCCGTGCTCTTCCGTCGTCAGGTGCTGGGTGTCGGCCAGATAGGCATCGGTCCAGAAGGGCATGCACGGGAGGTCAGCCATTTTTGACCACCTCGATTTCAATGCCGTAGCAAGCGCGCATAAGCTTGCGCTTCAGCTTAAATACATCGGTCTCAACACCTTTCACGTCTATGACGTGCCGGCGCTTGGTCCGATGGTCCCAATATCGAAAGTCCGCCTTGTAGATACAGACCATCAGCCCGTTTACCCAAAGCTCATACGGATGCTGACGATCAATTTCGGAGATCTCGCCCAGCCTCTCGCGCACTTTGAGGTCGATGTAATGGTCTCGTTCCGCGATGCTGTCGAAGCAGTATCCGTCATGGAGGACGCGCTTGGCGTTGTACTTGTTGCCGCGCTTTGTCTTCTTCTGGGAGAGGAGCTGGCGGCCCTCCTCGCGGGTGAGATGGATGTTCATGCCGCCTCTCCGATATTTTTCACGAACGCCGGAACAAATGTCTCACCTTCGCGTTCCGAGCCCGGGAGTGATTCGATTGGAGGAAGGCAATGCATCCGAATGAAATTCTCAACCCCACTCAACTCCAATGGAGCCCTGTGATCGTGCAGATGCCGGGCGGCCCTGTTCTGAAGGTTTGCGGCCCTCTTCAGGCCTTTGAAATCTTGAACCGACGAGCCTTGGGGAAACCTGGACGCCTTCACCTGCACGCACAGCAATGCTGCACGCTTGCTATGGAGCGAAAAATGTCTGCGGATCAGGCTCGGCAAGCTTTTGTCGCCGCAACGATGGATCATGAATTGCACGCGAGCTAAGGTCATGCGGCCTCTCCAAATTTGCCGGCTTCGTCGCCCCAAGCAGTCCACCCCCTGCGGTCGGTTCTGCTGAATAGGTCGAGCCTGTTCGCGCGAGGCATCAGCCTTTCGGCCTCGTGATAGGCCTCTTCTGGCTTCTCGGAGTGGCCGCGGACCTTTCCGTGAATGACCGACCGGGTGGATTTGGTCAGTTTTGGTTCGCCCCGCTTGGCGATGATGAACGGCTCATGCGAACCTCGCAGGCCGTAGCCCGTGCCAAACGACACCTTGCCGTGCTTGGTCATCTTCACCCACACACCCTCGGTGCAGTAGGTGAAACCCCATGCGCGGACGGTCGTCAGCTGCTGCGGAAGCATCGGCGCTGTGCACCAAAGCCAGAGCGTGCAGTTCGGCGCAGCAAGGTCGAGGACCGGCATAGCGTTGATCTCGTCGAGCGGCATGGTCTTGTAATGAGCCTGCGCAGACTTGCCCTCCCCCTTCTCCGAGCGCACGGCGAAACGCCACGGCGGATCCGCCATGATGAAATCGAAGCTGTGCGGGTGCAGGTCGCCGAAGGGCCATGTGTCTTGGAAGAGCCTCATGCTGCCACCAAGAATTGTGTCAGAAGCATTCGAGTGGAACAGTTCTCGCTAAAATACGTTTGTGGAACGCCGGACCTTCGGAGGACGCTATGATCAGCATCTGGGATGCGAACGTTGAGTTGAAGATTGAGGATCGTTTTCTCGTCATCAGGAACGCCCGAGAGGCGGTCGCGCTCCTGAAGAAGTCCTGGCCAGAGACCAAGAGCCCGAGTTACGCTGCAGCGCGAAAGGCATGCCTGGATGCAGCGAAGGGAGTTGTCCCGAACGCAGAGGCGCGGGCTGCGTTTGAGGCAGCGGCGAAGGAAGCCGGCATCCTGCGATAAGTGTGATGGAGGCAGTGTCTGGGGGAGAACCTGGATCATGCCGCCTGCCCCCGCCGCTCGAGCGCCTTCACATAGGCCGCACGGATTTCCTCGAACCGAGCGACGTCATATTCCTTGGTGGAAATCTCGTTTTCAGGACGAGGCCTCTTTGCCTCCCTGCCATGGTCTTCGAGCCAAAGGTTTGCGCTGGCGATGCGACGGTCGAGCCAGTCGATCATCTCGGTAGGTTCGGTCATGCCGCCCTCCCCGGAACATTGTGACCGGAGACGTGTTTGACGTGATCAACCAAGGAGAATTGACCATGACGATTCCCGTAAATCCCGGCCCAGATTTTCCCGGCCCGACCCCGCCCGTTCCGCCCATCGATGTACCCGATCCGGCGCCGGGCGATACCAATCCGGATCGCGCTCCCGACGACAAGCCGGGCCCGGGGCCAGACGAGCCAAGCATCCGTGACGTTCTGAAAGATTTGAGCTAACCGGATCATTCGGCAGCCTCGCGATACTCGACGAGGTGCTGGCAGTTGGCGGCGACAAGGGCGCGCGCCACCGGCGGCGATACGGAATTGCCGACGCATGACACCTGGACGCTCTTGCTGAACGGCTTGCCGTCGATGTCGGAATCAATCCGGTAATCATTGGGGAAACCCTGCGCGTTATAGAGTTCGCGCGGCGTCAGCATCCGCATACCGATATCGACGACGACGAAGGTCAGGCCGCCAATAGCAACCGTGACGAACTCCCGCTCATCCCAGAAGCCGTGTGACCGCATGAAATCGGCCACCTGTCGTGCCCGCTCCGCCTGATCCTCAGTAAACGGCGGGACGGCAATCTCGGCCTGCACATGGCCGAACCGATCCTTCGTCGTCACCGTGTGGTGAGGCTCGTCGAGGCGTGCCCCGTCCCCTGTGCCGTAGTATTTCTGCAGGTATGGCGTCACCAGCTGCGACTTGCCGGCACCATCGGCCATGACCGTCGCTGACGGCTGATCGATGGCCTGGCCGGTCGAGGTTCCGAACTGACGGGCGACGAAGGCAGAAATGACACCTTGCTGGCTTCCGGACTGCGTCACGGTCGAAAGCGGCTCCGCCATATCGCGGCCGGGATTGACCCCGCCTTCGCGGCGGCTGTCGTTATTGTGTTGCGCGACGAACGCGACGGCGGCGGCATGTTTTACGCCGCCAGCGACAATCGTGCCGAGAGGTTTGCCGACATCGAGGGATCTTGGCTGCTGGCCTTCACGCTCGCCATATCCAGTCTGGATCAGCGTCGGCAGGATGACCGAGTTCTGATCCTTGTTGCTGGCTGTGATAGTGTGGTGAGGCTCCTCAACGCTACGCACGGAACCGCCGTGTTGAGCTGCTGTCAGGACCGGCGCGACCAGTGTCAGCCCCGCCCCGCCCGCCGTGATCGTATGCGTCGGCTCATCGGCCCCGTTGAACGGCTTGCCGGCGTTGCGCATGGTCATCAGGTGCGGCGCGATCATCCCGAGCGGAGCACACCCGCCAGGCCGCTTGATATAGCTGTTGGCCGTGATCGTCGGCGCGGGCTCTCGCATGTCCGACCCTGTTGCGCCGGAATTAAACCGCGTGATCGACGGGGATATCACCGCCTTCTCGCCTCGGTTCGCCCCGGTGATGGTATTGAACGGCTCGGCCAGATCCTCCAGCCTTGCACCATGGGTCAGGTTGACGATGAACGGTCGCTCGGCATCGAGAACGTACCGCTTCATGCCACGGGCAACACGGGACATCGTGGCATCAGCGAGCGGACGAACGGCACGCAGCGCGTGCTTCGCCATGATCTGTGGCGATGTGTCGAAGATGGAAGGGCAAGCCAGCGACCAGTCGATGCACTCGGCAGCCGTGCGCCAAGGCAGCTTTTTCCCGGCGATGACGTCGCTGTCGGTCGGCTTGCCATGCGTCGGCTCTGGCCAGACTATTGGCAGACCGTCGCGGCGGGCAATGACGAACAAGCGCTTGCGGATCGTCGGGGCACCATAGTCGCAGGCGCGAAGCTCGCGGTGCTGCAACTTGTATCCGGCCCGGCGCATGGCCTTGCACCATTTCTGGAAAGTCTGGCCACGGCTATCAGGGCACGGCATCAAGCCACGCACTGTTTCCAGCAGCGGCCCCCATTCCTTCCACTCCTCGACGTTCTCCATGATGATGACGTCAGGCTTTGCCCGTTCTGCCCAGAGCACGATGATCCAAGCCAGGTCGCGGATGTTGCGCTCAACCGGCTTGCCGCCCTTGGCTTTGGAGAAGTGTTTGCAATCAGGTGAGAACCAAGCCAGCCCGACGTGGCGACCAGCGACATAGTCGAGCGGGTCTACCTTGAAGATGTTTTCCGAGAGGTGCAGCGTGTCAGGGTGATTAGCGGCATGCAGGGCCAGCGCGTCGGCATTGTGGTTGATGGCGATATCAGGCGAACGGCCCAGCGCCATCTCGATGCCGGTCGAAGCTCCGCCGCCGCCGGCAAAGCTGTCGACGATCAGCGGCGCACCACGGCCGACGGTTGCCGGATTGAAGGACAGAACATCATCAGTGAGCGGTTGCCTAAACATTGCTTGTCCTTCGTGCTGAAAAGAAAATCCGCATTTGCGCTGCAGTTGGGCGGCCGGGAGGAGTTAGCCGCCTGGTGGATCGTCGTCGGTCAACCAGTCTGCCCGGTCGGCCCATTTGTTGGCTCTAGCCCGCCATCGTCTCGCGATGAGCAGCCGCCGCATAACCGGCAAGCTTTTCATCCAGCGAAGCCAGACGGGCACGGAGTTCTCTTTGCTCACGGTGGCCTTCCTCCATAAGTGCGGCCTTCAAGGCTTCCATTTCTTCGGCATCGACGCGCTTTGCAGTTCCTTCCCAAAGGGAGCGGACGCGACGTTCGGTGAAGTCTTTCCGCACGCGACGAGAGATAAAGCGATGCGCCTCATAGAGCGCAGCCTTCACGCTTCCGTATCGGCGCTGTGGGAAAGCTTCCCTGAATAAGTTTTGAGCGTAAAACACGTCACTCATGCGTTTGCCCTTGTTCGACGTTTTCTTGTCACGCTTTGACAACACCTTGTCGGTCTCCTGTGCGATCATCTCCTTGTTGAACGGAGACTTGCGATGCGCAGGATTGGTACTTTGGAAAACGAGGCGGGGCTTTTTGACCTTGCAGGGTCATCTGACCCCGCCTCACTCAGGCCCGCCGCATGCGAACCCGTTATTATCGGCGATCTGGTCGCCGTGATCGTTTCCGACGCCGGGGCTATTGCAGCCGAGCGGCGTCTTCTGCGCGCCGGATCGAGGCGCGAATTTCATCGAATTTTGAGGGCGTAGACGCGATGCGCTTCTCACGCGCGGCATTAGCCTTCCAACGGTGAACCGCAGCCATGCCGACGAAGCCCAGCAGCACCAGCGCCAAGACTGACAAACCATAGAGACTGATGGCGAGAACAAGATCGGGAACGTTCGCAAATGAATTCACGACTTGATCTCCCCAAAGATGTGAGCGAGTTCATCGACGGCTGCTATCCTCGTGGCTTCCGTCCACTCGCTTGCCGGTCGGTCGAGAACGGGACGCGGTACCGCCGCACGAATGCCCGTCCCGTTCTCGACGGCCACCTGCGCCTGTACATCGATCGGATCACCGAAGATGCGGGCGAAATCTTTCTCGAAATCCCGCATGGCTCAGGCTCCCTCGAAATTGAGGGCGTCGGACGCCAGTCGTTCGGGCTGTTCATCTCCGAAGATCGAAAAGGCGCTGGATATGCTGAGGTTCATGACGCCTCGCCGACGTGCCGAGACGAGGCCACCAGCTTTACCGGCGGCCGACTTCGCAGGAGATTTCCCCGAGCGGCCATTGAAGAACCGGCCATGATTATTGGCGAACCGAGACACCGCGCTCTCTCGGCTACCGGGATACAACTGGACGCGCAGGTTCATTGCGACCTGTCGCGCAGTCATTCCCAGCGAGATACCGGCGTCGATCTGCTTCAGGCGATCTTCGGTTGATGCGTTCTTCCACCAGGTGCTCATGCTTCTTCCCTCACTTTTTCGACCGGCGCAGCAAGGCAGTCCCGGCAATGGGTTCGGCCTTGACCGCCGCAGGTCTCCTGACCGGGCCGCTTGCAGTTCGGGCGCAGGATCAGAGCGTTCGCGATCCTCAACTCGTCCATGGACAGCGCGGGCTTGGGAGTGGTGACGGCTTGTCCCGATTGAGCGTTGTCAATGCCGACGGTTTCGTCGGAACGGCCTGGATAGCGGTTAGAGCCACCATCCATTTTTGCGCCACCATCATCAGGGCTTGGTATGCTCGGTTCGCCGCCGGGAACCGCCAAGGCTGCGGGCCGGGTAACATCGTCTGCCGTTTCCGGCGAATTGGCGGGGAGACTACGTGCATCGGCCTCCCCTACGGGTACAGGAGCCGCAGCTACCTGTTCTTTGCCTCCCGTGCGGCAATCGTCAGCAAAGCCGACCGTCGAGGCGTGCTGACGCTCACGCACATCATCGGTCCTACTAGCCGGATCACTGGAAGCAGCAGCGGTCTTGCTGGTTGCCCCCTCCCCGACGTTCGCTACGGGATTGAACGCGGTCCTCTCGGTTACCGCCTCCGCCGCCTTGCGCGGGGATTGAAGTGCCATTGCTGCCGATCTGGTTGGCGTCGACGCGACAGGCTCGCCAGCGAAGAAATCAGGCTGCTCGATCATGCCGAGGGCGGCGAGATAAGTATCGAGGATCGCCTCGCGCTCCATACGCTCGTCGCGGTCCATCTTCCTGATCTTGATGACCTCTTTCAGGATCTTGGCATCGAAGCCCATACCCTTCGCCTCGCCGTAAACATCCTTGACGTCGTCGGCGATGGTCTTCTTCTCTTCTTCGAGACGTTCGATCCGTTCGATGAACGAACGAAGCTGATCTCTGGCTACGCCGTGTGCGTCACTCATGCTGATGCCCTCACCGCTGATGCATGGCGAGCAGCCAGCCATTTCCAATCGACGCCCCTAATCGCTTTGGCCGACGCCGCAGCGATGACGCCTGGCCAATGCTTCGGGGCGATGCTTTCCCGCAGGCGCATCTGGCGGGCGGCTTCGTATCCGCAACCGACATCGGATGCGAATTCGGCGATGGTGGGCCACTGATCAATGAGGGCCGAAATGGAAGAAGGTGAGTTGCTCATTCCTATATCGTACAAAAAGTACGACAGTAACGCAATAGCAAATCGTACACATTGCACGATGAAAATCGGTCATATTGTACGAATGACGGATCCGAAAAGCAGATTGAGAGAAGCGCGGGCGGCCGCAGGCTTCGCCTCGCCAACAGATGCGGCGAACGCTTTCCCTCGCGAGATCAATAAGAACACCCTGATCAGCCATGAAAATGGCAATCGGCCGATCTCCCGCAAAGCCGCAGAGAAATACGGTGACCTTTTCGGGGCAAAAGCCGGCTGGATACTCTTCGGCGAGAATGCTGCAGATGACGGCTCTACGCCTGCAAGAAAGCCCGAGGTGTCCCTATATCAATCCGGCCTGGTTGCGGCACGTGTGGCGGGCACTGTTGAAGCTGGAACGTTTCGTGAGGTCGACGAATTCGACCAGTCGGAGCCGGTGGAGATCCAAGTTCCGCGCGACGAGAAGTTTCCGAACGCCAGGCAGTTGCTCTTTGACGTCGGCGGCGATTCACTGAACGAGCTGCGCCCTCGCCCCATCCTATCCGGCGACCGGCTGGTTTGCCTGGCTTATGAAGACGTGGCCCACGAGGTTGAGCTCCGCGACGGCATGGTCGTCGTGGTGCAGCGAACCCGGGACAGCGGACATTTCCGTGAATGGTCGGTGAAGCAGATCGAGCTTTATAACGACCGGGCTGAATTTCACCCGCGATCATCGAACCCCAAGCACAAGCCGATTGTCGTGCATCATGACAGCGAGGCGGATGATGGAGTTTCGGTCGAGATTATCGCGCTCGTCAGGCGCGTCATGAATGAAATGCCGGGGTTCTGAACAATGGCATACGAAAAGCCGTCCTGCTCCATGAACCAGTTAGATAAGGGCTGCAGTCGACTGTTCGCTACCAATTGCAATGCCACCGAGTGGACCGATGGGCTTCAACTGCTCTCGAACTGGCGTGCCTCACATAGCTACCCACTAAATGCGCTCAACACGACCTTACGGAACCGGGTGCTGTCCGTGGATCAGACAGCCATTACGGCACAACGACTTAAGCGACTTGACTCTGTCCTGCGTAAGCTAAGGCGACGTCCGACTATGCAGATGTCCCAAATGCAAGACGTGGGTGGATGCCGGGCTGTAGTTGGCGGCATGAAAAACCTTGGTGAGGTTTTGCGCATGTACGTTGATCGGCCGCTAAAGCATACATTGCACAAGGTTGACAACTATATTGATAACCCAAAGTCCGACGGGTATCGCAGCATCCATATGCGATATAGGTTTGCAGGACGTGCCACAGCTTCGCCGTGGAATAATTTGCGCATTGAGGTTCAGATACGTACAAAGCTGCAGCACTCATGGGCGACAGCGGTTGAAACAATCGATGCCTTCACTGGAGAGAATATCAAATTTGGTGTTGGCACCGAAAAGTGGCGACGTTTTTTCGCGCTTATGGGGTCGGTGCATGCGTTGTATGAACGTCAAACTCCTGTGCCGCTTACCCCTTTAGACACCAAGGAGTTGCGTGAAGAACTTGCTGAACTGTCGGCCAGCCTTAACGTGCCATATATGTTGCGGTCTTACGCACGGATAGGAAAGCAGGTTCAAGGGTATAAAAACGGCAAGGACTATTGGTATCTTCTTGAATTGATGCCTAGCACCAGCGAGGTGCGGATGACATCCTATCCCACCCGCATGTCTGATCAGGCGAAGACTGATTACGCGGAAGCGGAAATGCGGTTCTCGAATTCGCTTAATCAAGCCGTGCTTGTGTCCGTAGATTCTATCAAAGACCTTCAAAAGGCCTACCCAAACTTTTTTGGCGATACTCGTCTCTTTCTGTCGAGTTTAGAAAGGTTTTTGAGCGATAATAATCTTCCGCGAAATAAAATGTTTCCAAACGTGTAGATTTTTCAATCCTATAGGCATTTGTTATTTCAACCTTTCACGCCGCGCACCCAGCTTTGCCGTAGTTTGTGAACGCCCTGCATACCTGCGCAATCTCCTGCATGAACCATCGTTTCGGCTCCTTGCACATGTAGGAATCGCCGTCGTCGCCGACGAAGTTCATGATCGGCAATACGCAAAACTCATCGCCCCCGCCTATCGGCGCAAACGGAGCGACCATGAACGAGTTGCCGGGAAACCTGCCGCCCAGGTAATGCTCAAGCCGTTCCTTCGATGCGATGATCTTATCCCGTTGCTCGAATGGCGGGACCACTATGTATTGAATCACGTCTCTCTCAGTAGGCATAGGGGTCTCCTCCTCCACTGATTCCGACTAGCCGGCCAATGACGCTATCGCAGGGTCGGCAGCGGAATGGGATTTTCTCCAAGAATACACTCTCGATCAGCTCGTCGGCGTCGCGCGGCACGTCGTCACCGACGGGCATCTCCACCACTTTGAAACTATCTCTCAGGCAGTTCTCGCACCGAATGTGGAGTGTGAACGGCGCGGCTGATTTCAGAACTGCATAGCCCATTTTGTTCTCCTTTCGTTCTATGAAAGCAGAACGTCGGCGGAGAGTCGAATCGATTCTTTGGCTCGGGCAAAAATACCAGCCCGCCGTAAATCGTACAAAATGTACTTTACACTCTATCGTACATAACGTACGTTCATCTCAACATACCGCTTTACCGGAGTTGGGACATGGACATCCAGGCAGCAGCAAAGAAGATCATCGACGAGGCGAACACTCGCAGCCCCGGCGCCGCTTCGATCTACCTCGCAGAGAACATCCGCTTCCATCAGGACAAGTGCCGGAAGATCGTCGCCGCTCGGGCAAAGCCTGCCGGTTGGACGCTCGGCAAGCATACCGAACTGATCCAGATGCTGATCTCGGCACAGTCTGAGCGCCATGCCCTGCAGGTGGCGGCATGAACACGCCTCTCCACTCCCTTTACGACAAGATCGAAGCTCTCGGCGGCGCCGTGAACAACGCTGAGGATCGCGCGCACCAGCAGGCAGTTGATGCCGCTCTGTCGATCCTTCGGGACGCCGGCTTCGGTCGCGGCTCCTTCATTTCTCAGGCTGAGCGTCCGCGCCAGTTCCAGATGGCGGCGGAGTAACGGCGATGACGCGTCCCGATCTGGTCATCCGCCCCTTTATCACGCTCACGCCGTCGGCAATCAGCCCGCGCGATCCGAACAACTGGCTGGCCATCGCCGCCACGATCTTCTTTGCGCTCGGCTTGGCCGTCGCAGTTCAGCTTTAACCCGAAAGGACCATCGCAATGAACGCAGTCGCAGCAGTGAACCTTTGGCATTGGTGGCAGGAAGCATGCGCGGGCCGCTTTGGTCCTATGCATGAGGGCCAGCCCGAGCAGGGATACTATCGGACCCGTTTCAAGGACGGCCAGTGGGAGCCGGTTGCTCTGTGGTTCGAGGGTGGCGAGTGGAAGGCGATGCGCGGCGAGCGCATGGTTGATCCCGCCGACGCCTGGAACTTCTGCCGGACCCACCCGATCAACTATGAGGCCTATCAGAAGGCTATCGACGGCGCTGGGTGGGACGACGAGCCGCCTGCCCCTGCAATCGGCCACAATCTGCCGACCGACCCGTTCGAAGCCCTCCAGGTGGAATACGCGGCCGAAAAGGAACAGGCCGAGGCGTTCATGAAGACGCCGATCAAAACGCAGGCCGAGGCCGATAAATCGGCGATCTGGTCGAAGCGGCTGGCGACCATCGCCAAGAAGGCGACCGACCTGCACAAGGTCGAGAAGCAGCCGCATCTCGATGCTGGCCGTAACGTGGACAACAAATGGCGCGACCTCAAGGAAGAGCCGGACGCGCTGAGCAAGAAGCTCAAACGCCATCTGGATTCCTTCCTGCAGGAGGAGGCCCGCAAGGAACGTGAACGGCAAGCCGCTGCCCGCGCCGAAGCCGATCGCATCCAGCGAGAAGCCGACGCCGCCCGTGCCGAGGCCGAAAAGGCAGCTGCCAAGCCGACTTTTGATCCGGTGTCCATCGCCGAGCACAACAACCGGCTCGCCGAGGCGGAACGGCTGGAAGAGCAGGCCGCGCAGGCCAACCGCGACGCTCAGGCGCGCAACGCTTCCGCAGGCCGGACCGGCGCCAAGGTTTCGCTCCGCACCTTCACGTTTGCCGAGATCACCGATTTCGACAAGCTCCTGATGGCGCTGAAGGATCGTCAGGAAATCCGCGAAGTCGTCGAGACCCTTGCCAACCGCGCCGCGAAGTCCGGCGTCGAGTTGGCCGGTATGGCGATCCGTTCCGAACAGAGGGCTGCATAATGACCGAGCTGCTCAACACCACCACTTCACTCGCCGTCGCTGCCATCAAGTTCAAATGGCAGAAGGATGAAAAGACCTATGACTATTTCATCCCGGAAGCCCTGACCGTCAACGTCGGCGACAAAGTCGTCGTCGAAACCGCACGAGGCGAAACCACCGTCGAGGTCATGGCGATCAAGCCCACCTCCGAAATGGCTCAGAAAAAAATCCTTCGCATCGTCGAGCCTGAAGCTGACAAGGGAGAAGTCGCATGAACGCTCATATTCCCGCTCTCGTCGGCGGTGGCCAGGTTATGGCCATCATCCCGCAGACCTTCGAGGAAACGTGGCGTGTGGCCAAGGCCGTCTATGTGGCTGGCCTCGCCCCGGCTGCACTTATCGGGAAGCTTGAAGGTGAGGACGCGATCAGCGCTGTAGCGGTCTCGATGATGTCGGGAGCCGAGCTTGGACTGAAGCCGATGGTCTCGCTTCGCAGCTTCACGGTCATCAACGGAAAGCCAGCGCTGTATGGCGATGGCCTGATCAACGTCGTCAGGCAGTCCGGAAGGGTGACCTATCTTCGAACCGGCTGCGACACGGTCAACGATCAAATGGTAGGTTGGTGTGAAGCGAAGCGCAGCGACACCGGAGAAGATAAACGCGTCGAGTTCAGTCAGGCTGACGCGGTTCGCGCCGGATTGTGGCCGAACAGCCCGACGATTCGCCGCAAGATATGGGAAAACAACCAGCAAGTCTGGAAGGATGTCCCGAACGACACACCCTGGGCTCGTTTCCCCCAGCGCATGCTGGCATGGCGCGCGGCAGGTTATTGCCTCCGAGAGCTGTTCGGCGACGTCTTGGGCGGCATTCGCGACGAGTTCGAGGTTCGCGAGATCGCTGACATGGAAGAAATGCGCGACGTCACGCCAGCGACGGCGGCGGTCACGAAACCGCAGCCACCGAAGCCTCCTGCCCCGCCTGCGCCGCCTTCCGCGAAGGTTATTGAGGCCGAACCCGCTCAGGCCGCCGAAGCCGAATTCAATCTCGGCGACTTCCTCGATCAGATCGAGACCTCGTTGGCCAGCGCCAAGGATGAAGCCGACGTCGAAGAACTCTGGACTGAATTCGACGCGCCGGCGGTCCTCGAAACCGAAGGACATGCCGACATGATCGATGCGGCCTATGCTATCCGCGACCGCCGCCTTTCCGCTCTCTCAACTGTGAGCGCTGGCTGATCATGGGCAGAGCGCTTCTCGTCCTGGCAAACGAAGCTTTCCGTCTGAAGGCTATCGATTGGATTCGACGCGCTCCATTGGATACGCGCGTCGAGTTCAAGGGCCCGAAGCGCACCATTCCCCAGAATGACCGCATGTGGGCAATGCTTACGGATCTGTCAGGACAGCTTGCGTGGCACGGCCAGCGCCTGGCACCGGATGACTGGAAGCTTGTCATGCTCGATGCCCTGCGGCGCGAGACGCATGAGCAGCTTCGCATCGTTCCGAACACCGACGGTACCGGCTTCGTCAATCTCAGCACGTCGTCATCTGATCTTTCCAAGGACGAGATGACGTCGCTCATCGAAATCATTTTCGCCTTCGGCGCTCAGCACGACGTCGTTTGGTCCGAGCCTAAGAGGAAAGTGGCATGAAAATCATTGGCGAGACCAAGGACGGGTACATCGTCCAGATGACCAAGGACGAAGCAGCGCAGGCGTCCGGATATTACAGTTCCTACAGCGACGACTGGCGCAAGCTGGGTGCAGGAGTGGGTACGGAAATCAAGTTCACTGCGGCCATCAGCTATCATTCGCAAATCAGGAAGCATCAAGACGAGGCTCGCAAGTCGGCCGGGATGCTTCGTGCGCTTGCCGATATGATGGACGGCGTCATGCCGGACGTGGTTATCCCTCCGGCTGATCAGACGGATGAGGTGGCGATATGAGCTTCTGCACCCTGACAATTCTGGCAACGCCTGAGACCGTTATGCGCCTCCGGGTGATCGCCATCGAACTCGGCCGCGATGTTGAAGAGCTTGCCGAAACCTCAGTAGCAGAGGCCGCACTCGAATATTTTCGCGGACGCAAGGATGACCCTGCGAAGGGCGGTGAAGCATGAGGCCGGATCTCCTGCACATCCTTCAGCACTCGCTCGGCCTCGATCAATATGGGCGGGGGACGTTCTATCGCAATCGGTTTGTCACCGGCGAAGGCAGCGTGGATCACGCCGACTGTATGGCACTTCTCGAACTCGGCTTTATGTCCCGCGTTGCCAACGTCAAACTCTTCGGAGGCAGCGATTGCTTCACTGTTACCGATGAAGGCAAGCAGGCGGCTGTCGCAAACAGCCCATCGCCGCCAAAGATATCCAGGAGCAAGCAGCGGTATCAGGATTATCTCGATGCGGACTGCTCGATGACGTTCATCGAATACCTCCGGTACCGCGACAGGAGGGCGTCATGAGCGACGAAATCAAAATCCAGAAAGCCAGTGCTGCGATTGCCTACCTGCTCAATCGCTCCAAGCGCGACGAGAAGCTCTATTACCAGATCGGCTTTGGCACTGAGGCGTTCCGTCTCCTGACCGATGCGCATGCCGCGCTGACGGGCGAGGAAGTCGCCGTCGTCGAGAAGAGGTTCGGCGCATGAATCCCTTTCTTGGCCTGCGCGTCGTCGAAGACCCTCGCATGATGCCAGGGGCTTACTTTTTCAAAGACCATCTCGGCCGCATTTTGGCGACCGGCCACATCAACATGGGCTTCCTCCCTCATGAAGACACCAAGGGCACGACGCAGATCGTCTGCTCTACGGCTGCCTATGAGGCGATCAAAGAGAAGGTGAAATCGGCATGAGCGATACACTGAACACTCCCGGCCCCTTCCTGATCTGCGATCTCCGCGTCGAGTGGAACCGGCGGCCCTACGTCACATTCTGGCGTCCGAATAACGCCAACTACGCTTATCCGCTCGTATGGGCAGGCGACTACACCGAAGCCGACGTCATGAAGGGCGGAGGCTACTACACGACCGTCGAGCTTGGTTCTTTGATCCGGTTCCCGATCCTGCGCTCGTTGGTAGAGCCGATGGCGGTAGCTCCGGAGCCGGGACGCATCGACGGCAATACCGGCCCGGTGATCCGCAACGATTCGAGAATGCGAGCCAAGTTGAGGAAGCTCGCTTATCAGCCGGCGCTCTTGGCTTTTGCCAATGCGGAGGCGTCATCATGAACCGGATCGTCCGTCAAATCTGCGACTGGTGGAAAGGTCGCAGCGACGCTCGGAAGCTCGCCCGAGCCCTGCCCGCCGTCGCCGAGCGAAAGCAGAAGATCGCCACGCTCCGTCGCCAGCACAAGCCGACAAAGCCGATCATAGCCGAAAACTACCAGGACATTCACGCTGCATTGCGCGGGGAGAAATAAACATGACCGAGACAATCCGCCTCCTGCCCGACAGCTTGTCCGAAGTGGAAGCGCTGACGTGCGAAGATCCGATCACCAGCCTAATCGCCAGGCTGTCCGTTTCCCCCGTTTCGTCCAATCTCGCTGATTTCGTGAACGCTGAACTGGAGCGTCCGAATCCGTGCGTCAATCACATCCTCATCGGCATGGCGGCCTTCATGGTGCAGATGCACGCGAGCCTTGCCGCATATATGATTGATGGCGAACACGCTGACGCGGTCTTGGCTCAGTTCCAAGCCGTCGTCGACAAGACCTATCGCTCCCACTTCGTCGACAGTGCCAAAGAGGTGGCAGCATGATCGATTGGCAGAAAACCGCATCAGCGGTCATTGGTGAGGTTCACCGTAACCTTCCGGCCGACGCCGATCTCGCCGCCCGCAAGAAAGCGCTGCGCGCCGCACGCCCTTGGGAGTTCGGCTCGACAAGCTGGGGCCGGAAAGTCTGGGCGAAACATTCCCGAAAGTATCTCGAGAAATTCGGTCTGCCGCCTATCAAGGCGAAGCCGGTGAAACAATTGTCTCCGCTCGAGCGGGCCAAGCGGGCCACGGAAGAACATCAACTGAAACTTCGGCTGTCTGGCCTTGGCTATCAGATTGACCACGCGCCAGCCGCATCGAAAGGCGGTGCAGCATGAGCAGCCGTCAACAGCGCATGGCCGCAAAATCCTTCGAGCGTCGCGGCCTTCGCGGTCACTGGGGAGAATGGCGCAAGTCTCCTCTTCCCGCGGGCATTCCCGGCAGTCGCATAGGCGGATGGTGCCAAGAAGTCCGCGAGACATGGGCCAATAACCTCTATGTCGTCCTGATCCGGCCGTTCCTCGACGATGACGGCAATGGAGTGATCCACCTTGCCATTCGCACCGCATCGAACCTTGAGCCGCCGTGGCGCGATATGCAGCGGATCAAGAACGAAATCTGCGGCGCTGAGGCCACCGCCGTTCAGGTCATGCCGCCGTCGTCGGAACTGATCGACGAGGCCGACATGTATCATATGTGGGTGCTGTCGAGCCGCCTGCCGTTTACTCTGGCGTACCGGAGGGCGGCATGACCTATCGAACCTGCACCGGTTGCGTCCATAGCTCTGGCTTCTGCCAAGCCCGCGAGGACGTCAAGGCCACCGTCAAGGGCATCGGCGTCACCTCGCTCAAATGGAAATGCAAGTGGAAGCGCCCCGTCTACCAACCCGGCGATGCCGTCTTTGTCGAAACGATCGGCTATGAGCCGGAAGGCGACGAGGATGTCTTCATCGGATCGTTCCCGGCCACCGTCATTCAGACCAAGGGCTCGAAGCTCGTTTGCTTCATAGAGCCGGGCGTAGAGGACGACATTCAAGGCGTTCCGTTTGAACCCAAGGCCCACGGCAATGGACATGTCAAAGTCCCCATGATTCGCGTGACGAAGCGCGACGGCATCCGGGAGAGCGTCTGTGAGTTCTGCAACCGGATAACTCGTCTGGTCGGCCATGAAGGCTACTGCCGGAACGCCCCGCCTGCCGAGCGCCGCGCGTGGGAGGGCTATTTCTGATGGCCCGCACAGTCTCCGAATGGTTAGGGAAGACCGATGATCACCGCGCGCCGGGAAGTGTCCGTGATCGGATCATCGCCCGTGATAACCGATGCCACCTTTGCGGCCTGCCGGTTGAAGGCAAGAAGTGGGACTTGGATCACGTCAAGGCGCTGATCAATGGCGGCGAGAACCGGGAATCCAATCTTCGCCCGTCGCATCGCAAGTGCCACAAAGATAAAACGGCTCAAGACGTCGCTGAAAAGGCGAAGGTCGCAGCCATCCGCAAAAAGCATCTTGGCATCACCCGCCCGGCGCAGTCGATCAAATCCGCTCCATTCCAGAAATCCGAGAAGGCCGCCAAGCGAGTGCCGAAGCCCGAGCTTCCCCGCCGTCCGCTCTACCAGGAGAACAACAATGGCTGACACCTTCATTCAAGAGAAGCTGAAAGACCCGAAGTGGGCGCCATTCTGCCTCGTCTGCGACACCATGGGCCGCATGACCAAAACCGAGTTCGGTTTTCGGTGCGATGGCATCGGCGACATGTTCGCCCGGCTGGGCTGCGGGAACACGATCGGGTTCGACATGAAGCATCATGACGCTACCGCATCGGAGGTCTCGGCTGATGCTTAAGCTTTCGCAGGAAAACAAGATCATTGATCTTCCGGACCTCAACCGCTTCCGGATCGGCGACGAGGTCATCGTTGACGCCAGCGCAGACAATGACCGTTTCGAAGGCATCATCATCGGTATCGAGCTCACCCGCCGATATTCGTTTGGACCTCTGGAACCGAGCATCACCCTCTTGCACGACGGATATGTCACTGACGGGTTCAAGCCGATCGACTGCCGCAAGGTCGATCTCCCATCTATCGCTCCAATTTCAAGTGGCATTGCGGCAGAAGTCCAAAGTGATAATGTGAACTCGGGCGGGGAGTGCCGGGGTGGACAGACTGATCAACCGTTAGCTTCGAATCTCTCTGCCCACCAAGATTTATCGGCATATCAGGCCCGTGTTGCAGCGGCCCATCATGCCCTCTTCCACGATGATCCAACGGACGTTGCGGAGCGTGTTGCACGTTTCTTCGAAGAGGCTGTGGAAACATGCCAGGCTTTTGGCCTGGATTTTGCCGACGCTCATCACCTGGTCAATTATACGTATGGCCGACCAGTCGGTGAGCCCACCAAGGAGATCGGCGCAGCCTTGCTGACACTGGCGTCCTTGTGCGTCGTCGCCGGATACGATTTGGCGGCCTGCGGAGAGGCGGACCTCGAAAAGCTTCAGCGGCCTGAAACCATCGCCCGTATCCGAGCCAAGCGGTCAACCCGCCACGGTCGCGGCCCACTTCCGGGCATTGATCCCGCCGCTAGCAAGGGCGCAAAGGAGCGGAAGGAATGACGGCTTCAGCTCTCATCAAAGAATCCGACCTGAAGCGCATGGCCAAGATAGCGAAGCGCGATGGTGTCACTGTGTGGATCGAAATAAACGGCAAACGTATCGGCGTTTCCCCCGATATCCCCGATATCCACAGCGGCGCGCCCGTTGCGCCGCCAGTCGAATATGATTTCTGATGGAAGACATGAGCCGTAAGCCATTCCTCTCCCATGAGAAAACCCGCCATGGAAAATTGGTTTGGTATTTCAAACGCAACGGTCGGCGCGTCCGGTTGCCGAGCACATATGGCTCGGCCGAATTCAATGCGGCCTACGAAAAGGCGCTAACCGGGTCATCGGCAGCCCCAGAGCCGTTGAAGGCCAAGTCAAAATCAGGTTCACTGAAATGGCTTGTCGACCAATACAAGCTCAGTGGTGCGTTTGCCTCACTCGCCCCGGCCACTCGACGACAGAGAGAAAACATTCTCCTGCAGGCGTTCAAGAAGAATGAAAACGACCCGTTCGCCGGCGTGACCAAAGCCGCCATCAAAAAGGGAATGGATAATCGGGCTTCAACGCCGAACGCAGCGAACAACTTCCTGAAGGCAGTAAGCCACCTGTTCAAGTGGGCGACGGAAGCGGAGCATGTATCCGTCAATCCGGTGATCGGCGTCACCAAAGTGAATGTGAAGACTGACGGTTTTCACACATGGTCGGTCGAGCAGGTCGAGCAATATCGGGCCAAACACAAAATTGGCACGCGCGCTCGCCTCGCCATCGACCTGTTGCTCTTCCTCGGACTTCGGCGCGGCGATGTGGTCGTCGTCGGCAAGCAGCACATGAAAGACGGCTTGATATCGATTCGGACTGGGAAGACTGGGGAGTGGGTATTCCTGCCAGTGTTCAAACAACTGCAGGAATCGATCGATGCCACGCCGACTGGGGATCTGGCGTTTCTGACGACATCGACGGGGAAGCCGTTCACATCGCCGGCTTCATTCGGAAATTGGTTTAGGGACAGGTGCGTGGAAGCTGGGCTTCCGAACGTATGCCGCGCTCATGGCCTTCGGAAGGCCGGGGCAACGATTGCCGCCAACGAGGGTTCAACAGCGCACGAACTGATGGCGATGTACGGATGGGCAAGGCTGTCGATGGCTGAGATGTATACGCGTCAGGCGGACAAAAAGAAGCTCGCCCATGGCGCATCGGAACGGCTCGCGAACAAAATGTAGGTCGCACCCAAATCCCCGAGCGGTCGCACCTTGAAAGAAATCAATTAGTTAAAGAGATGATTGGCGACCCCTGCAGGGCTCGAACCTGCGACAACCTGCTTAGAAGGCAGGTGCTCTATCCAGCTGAGCTAAGGGGCCGCTTGGAGGAGGTTTCCCTCCTGAACCGGCGTCCTGGATCAATGGGTCCAGGGCTGCGTACGGCTGAACCGGAAATTATCGCTGTAGGACACGCTTTTGCGGGTCGGTTCCTTCGGCGCGATGACACGGTATTCGATGCTGTTGCGCTCGGCATAGGCAACAGCCTGTTCAGCTGTTTCGAATGTCAGCTTGACCTGCTGACGCGTATCGGCCGAACTCGTATAGCCCATGATCGGGTCAATGGTGCGCGGCGTTTCCTGATCGAACTCAAGAACCCACAAATTCGTCTTGGCCTTGCCAGACTGCATGGCGGTTTTTGCGGGTCGATAGATTTTCGCGGACAT